TTCATTGAATTAATGAACTTTCTGAATACTGCTGCTTCAGAGGTTTTGCCCATAACTCTTGCTCTTTGTTCCATAGCAATTGCTGCTTGGATTTTATGAGCATGAGAACGACTTGATTTTTTGATTTTTGCAACGCTTGCTTTTGCAGTTGCTACATCTTTAAATCCTAAACCATGAATAGTTCCCTTTGGATTTTCATCAGTATAAAGATCAGAATGCTTCTTAGAATTTGCGGGTTGCCCCTCTTTTCTAGGAATACGAGGATTTGATTCCTCATTCATTGCCTTTTCCAAATCATCCGCTTGTTTTGCGTGTGTTTTGGATCCTTTTCTGAGTTTTCCAACTAACTTTTTGATAAATGGTTTATCCTTGCTATCCAACTCTTCATCCATCGCTTGTTTACGGATGGTAGCAAAGTAAATCTTGGTACCTTCTTCTTTACCATACTGATCGATCATATTCTGCTTCATATCAGACTCATCATATTTTTTCTTCAGCATGGTGTCCTTTCTTTTTTGAGCAGGACTCATTGTTGCTTCGCTTACTTTCTTTCTACCCCCACAGTGTGCTCGCTGAGAGAATCCTTTTGGATTATTACAATCGATGGATTTTTTGTACTTAGCACTCCATGCTTCAGAGACTCCGTTTCCGCCTCCACCATTAGAGCTCCCATTAGAGCTCCCATTCCCATTTCCATTGCCATTTGAGTGACTTCCATTCCCATTTCCGTTCTTCTTCTTTCCTTCATCATTTTCATGATCTTCATCTTTCATGAGTCTACCGCCACCCATGACATGATATCCCATTGGGATTCTTTTACACTTCTTAGAAGTGAAGCAATAGTAGTATCCTTTTTTACAGGATTTTTTCGTCATTATTTGCTGTCAGAATCATTATTATTTAGAAAACCTTGCTTCAGTAGTTTTGATAATTCTGATGTTGATCCAACAAATAAAGCATTATTAGTAACATTATTTGGACCCTTTTTAGTATTATCCTCCTCCAAATCCTTTAGTTTCTTTTGAAGATCTGCTAACTTATCGGTAGTATCAGCGACTGATTTAATTAACTGCCCAGCAACTTCATATGCTCTTGGACTTGCGCTTTCCCCAGCAAGTTCCATTATTCCATTTATTGCCTCTTGACCTTTTTCTATGAGAGAATATAAGTTAGCACGAGTATATTCATAATCTTTTTTAATATCATCCTTTTCCACTTTTGGTGGAACAGGTTTCATCGGTTTTGATTCAACAATTTCACTTTCAATATCAAGTGCCTTGTCAATAGACTCATAATTATCTTTCATGTTTATTAAATATCAGTTTGACGAACTTCACTATATGTTTTACCATCACTGAAGAATTCTATTCCTTCATCGAATCCAAAATCATCACCAGGTTGCAGCAAAGCATGATCTGCCGCGTCAATTACTCCATCATCATTCCTATCTACTTTTGATTTTGGTGTAACAGTATATCTAACTTCTCTCTTAGCAGCTTTAGTATCTGTATTACTATACATATCAACTTGAACCTTACGAATAAGTCCATCGCTGCTGTCTGCGATTGCGCCAAACAGGTATGTTTTGGCGGTAAAATTAAAAGTATGAATTAATGCTCTTCTTGTATCAAAGTTTCCCTCATAATCATCTTGAAATCCAATAGACTCAAGAACAATAGGAATGTCTCTTTTTTCTCCGATAGAATCTATCAAATCTATCGTTAAATTAAAATGTGGTTGAAAATATGGAAGAATTTGCTCAAGAACTTGAAGTGAATCATCATTTAATTTTGAGAGTAAATTTAATTCAAACCCAATATTATATGGGACCGGCATGAATACTTTTTTTACTTTACTTCCATCATCACATGTTTTAAATGTTTGAATTAAACTTGATTTTCTTGATGGATCATAGTTAATTGATGTCATCTCAAATGACAATCTTGGCAAAGTTATTTGAACTGCCTTGTTCAAATCTGCTTGTTGATCTAATCTCGCTAAAAATTTCTGACTTGGTCCATACGCCAAAGGCACTTTAATATCACTTTCTGCGTTTCCTTGACCATCAGTATGCCTGATGTGAATATCATTAAATAACGTTCCAAACGCTATAATCGTTTTTCTTATTATTTGATGATAATAATAATTACCTAACATTAATATGTACCAAATGGATTTCCTTCAGAGAAGTCAATTATGCTATCGGCTTCAGATTCAAATATGTCGTTCTCGGTATATTTATCAACCACATTATCTTCATTAAATTGCTGTACTGGATACTGAGCACCAGATTCTCTTCCTATAATCAATTCTCCAGGGAAGAAAGCATCTCCTGTAGTTGCTCCAATACCAACATGAGAAACTCTTAGAATTGCTTCATCAGCATCCCAAGATTTAACTCTTGCTTCAATAAGGGATCTTTCACCATAAACCAACTCATTGAAAATATAATTACCAGAAGATTTGATAACATCTGGATCGGAAACAATAACTGTTGGTGCTGAACTGTATCCTCTTCCAGGGTCTTGAATGTAAACAGCATTTAAGACATCATTGCCAACGACATCTTCATTATTTCCAACTCTTCCAATAGATGCTATACCTACGGCAGTCTTTGCTATACCGCTGTTTGGTGGTGCTCCAATGGTGATAGTTGGTGCTGTAGAATATCCAACACCACCATCAGTAACATTGATTCTTATAACCCCCTGACCAGATGTTATAACAGAGCATGTCGCAGATGCTCCAACACCACCACCACCGGTAATTGTTATTGATGGTGGCACTACATATCCAGCACCAGCATTAGTAAGAAGAATTTTTTCTACTGAAGTTACTCCACCTCTAGTTGTTATGAATCCAACCGCGCTAGCATTATCTCCGATTTGACCAGTTGGAGAGGCAGTTATACTAATTGTAGGAGCAGAGGTATACCCATAACCATCATGATTGAGGAAAATTTCATTTATATAACCACTGGTAACAGTTCCTTGAATGAATGCTTCAGCAATAGCAGTTCTTCCAATACCTATCAAATTTAGGGTTGTTATGTATCCTTCATCTTGAACTTGAGTATCAATAGCACCGATTGAAGTATCAATAACTTCATCTTCATACTCAAAGAGTTCGCATTTGAGTTGATAAACGTAATTTTTTCCTAACTGATAGAAAGGATCTTCGTGCTCTACAAATTTTACTTCAAATAATCTTTGTCCAAGTGGAAAATATACTAAATCACCTTCTCTAGGTCTTGTTGAAGCTGGCATTATGGAAGTATCAGTTCCATCATCTAAAGCTGCCATGAAGGGAGCAACAAAATCTTCAAATCTTTCTTTTGAAAGTGTAAGTATCAATTCATCACGAATACTTACACCAAATTTTGTCATAATATCTCCAGCACCACCATATCCTTCAAATGTATTTACATATGCTTCAATTGAAAAGTTATCATCAAATTTAGAAGTTTGAATCTCTTCTATAATTGTTTTTCTATTTACAAATTTTCTAGGAATATATGTTACTTCGACACCATGAAATTGTAGGTGCTCGTTTATTAAATCTTGGACTAATCTTTGCTCAGATGCAGTCCCTTGTGAAAAGAAAGGATTAAGTGCCATTATCCAATAAAGTCAAGGGGTGGTAATTCGTATTCAGACATCATCCTAGATTTAATATCCGCTATTTCGGACTCTGCCTGCTGTAAAATTTCTCCCCCATTTAATTCAATCCCTCCAGGAAGTTTCACTCCCCTAAACTTACTAAGATTTCTACCCCACTGTCTTTTGATAAGAGCAGTTAAGTATAGTTTCATAAAACTATCATTGTAAATTTGAGTGAAACTATCGGGATCTAATGCTCTATAGCATTCAATAACAATAAATTCATCTTTTGGTTGAGAACCCCAATCAATATCAAGGTATAATCTATCCTGTCTTTTATTAAATCTTATTTGCTTATCAGTTGTTAATAAATGATCAATATCCTCAAGATAGGATTTGACCATCGAATACTGCAGTAATTCTACCGAATTAAAATAATATAAATCGTTTAGAAAAAGTTGATACTTAATACTGAACATTCCACCTGAAATGGAACTAGTATCAAACTTAAAAATCTTTTCTATCCCTATTACAGAATCTGGAACCTGAATATAATTTTCTGTTTCATAAAAATTATATGTTCTACCAGAGGTGTCAGTTGCTGTAGAACCAACTATTCCAGTTCCACTAGTTCCCTTCCCTCTCCCTCTATTGACATCATCTTCTGTAATCTTATATTTAAGATACATCTTTTCAACACCATCATAATGGCGTTCATTAAAATATTGAATGGCATCATCAACCAGATCATCAATTTGATCTTCATCCACGTTAATTTCTAAAACTGGAGCACCAAGTTGACGTAAGCAATACTCTATTAATCCTTGCCTAGTTGATGGTTTTGCCATATTACTCTTCTAATTTTGCTTTGAGGTCAGCGTTTTCATTTGACAAAGCATCAAGTTGTTCTTTAAAATCCTGAGTCAAAGTTGCTAACTTTGCTTCAAGAAGAACATTTTGATTTGATACTGTTGCTAATTTAGAATTATAAATTTTTATCAGAACGTTGACATCCACTTCACTTTGATTTTCCATTAGTTACCTCAGAAAGTACCCCCGTCAAGAGTTGAAGTCCAGTGGGGCTTGTTATTATATATGTCAGTGATTGAAACCGGATTGGACGCTAAATTGGTGATTGAACCATTAACACCTTCCCTTCTCAAATTCTGACCAGTAGCAAATGTTCCCTCAATTCCGATTAAACTTACGTTATTTGCTCCAGATACGCCAGTTTCAACAATACCGTATGCGTTAGTTCCATCTTGTCTGATGATGTCACCAGCAGATGCTGTGATTGAAGCAGTTAAAGAAAAATCTTTTTTAGTGATTGCTGTTAATACCTGCTTTGAAGTAAATGTTGGTGCTGCTGGAGCATTTGTTGATCTTTGAAGACCATTTCCATCAAAATATACAACACCACCAGTTTCATAATCACCAGTCTGATAGTAAATACCTCTAATATCAAGGAAACCTTTAGTTCCAGTTACAACACTATTATTAATTGTGCCGTCAGGAATATAAGTCCATCTTCTGCTGTCATCACCATGTGTTCCATGTGTATTAGCATTGGAAGCAGATGATGCTATAGAACTATCTTCAAAACCAAAGAATCCTAATTTGTTATTTACTACCCCAGTACTTGTATTATATGCGAATGAAATACCTCTATCAGTATTTGTATCAACCGCATGGGTAATAGTTACTTGACTAGTTGTAGAAATACCGGCAATAACATTGGAATCTAATGTTACTGCTTTAGTTCCAGTATTAATGTTGTTAATTGAAGTTCCACCAGAAATACTGGTGTGGGCGATAATGTCTCCAACATTTATCCCAACGACAGAATCCAGTACGATAACACTATCACCACTATTAACAGTCTGCATGACTGTTCTTTCACTAGTAACATCACCTACATGAAGAATAGGATCATTTACCGTAGAAGATGTTGAGTTAACTGTAGTTGTGGTGCCATCAACTTGAAGATCACCCTTAATTATAACTTTTCCTTCATTACTTAATCCATCTGGATATGGATCTATGAAAAGAGTATCACCTGTTCCTGGAAGAGTCGCAATAACATTATTATCAATTCTTACATTACCAAATATAGATTCTCCATTAACTGTAATAGGAGTATTCCAAGTCCAAGGAGCACCAGTTACTTGAACACGATTTGAAGCGTCTTCATCATATTCAATCCTGGCGTCATCGTCATCACCAAAAGTAAGGAAAGTATCATCGGGTATTACAACTTCACCTGTACCGTGAGGATCTAATCTTATATCTCCATCAGTATCTGTGGATGAAATTACGTTTCCATCTATTCTTAAATTATCTACATTCCACTGATTAACTTTGAGTGATTCTGCTCCACCTAAACCTGAGTTGGTAGCAGGTGCCATAATGGCAACTACACCCCTATCTTGGTTTCTGGAATTATGAGATGCTGCTGGAATTACACCAGGCTCATGCTCCATCATGGAGGTGTAATAAAATCCACCAACCGGATTAGCATTGGTGCCGTCATCCCCAAGGAAAACTCTATCCTTATATTGGTTTAAACCTCCGTAACTACCAATACCAGTTACGTATCCTAGTTCTCCCCATTGTAAAGATGCTGGTTTATTAGTACCCGAGGATCTTTTGATCCTGATAATACTTGCCATTTCAGAAATTTCCTCCGTTGATGTCTAAATTCTGTGTTGCGCCGGGTGTCAACTCCAAAGTTGCTTCCCACTTTTGAATGGAACTATTGTATACTAAAACCATACCATTCTGTAAGTTGGATGCACTAACATCACTAAGTTCAGCCAGAGATAATCCCTGGGCACCAGCGAGAGAAGATATAACTTTTATTGCCGGTTGTTGCCCTACTCTGACCTTGATATCAGCCATTTACAATAGATTTTTCAGATCTAGGAATTATTTATACTCCTTCAAGTCCCAAACCAGCAACTACTTCCTGCTGTTTGAGATATAATTTGGCGTAAGATTTGGCAATATCTCTTAGAGTATTTCTATCATCACAAGAATCAATTTCCTTAGCAAGTTTCACATATTCAAAACCTTTACTCAAATTTTTTAGTTCAATTTGATCTGGATCCATTTGTAAGCTCCCTTAATAGTGATTTGATTTCATCGATATCCTTTTTTAGTATATCTAATTCTTCCCTTTCTGTCTGCCTCCTTTGTTTCATTTTTTTATATTGAGTATATCCGGAGGAATCGGTATTAATGATTGCTCCGGTGTTTTTGTCTCTAAAGAGACTAGGTTCACCCTCAACGGGTATTAAATTATCCTTTTCCATTATGCTAATGCTATTGCTCTAAAGTCTTTTAATCTAACCGGTGTACATTCATTAGTTGATGACATTACAATTTTGATGGCAAATGCTGTAAATTGATCTACATTATCAACACTGAATTGATATTCGGAGTATTCTTCAACATTTGCTCCATTAGCGGTAACGAATGCATCAGGTCTCCCACTATTTTTATTTTGATCAATAACTCTATCTCCATAACCATCACCATCTGTATCAATCAAATTATCATATCCTGGGAATGGAATGAATTTTTGATCAATATTAGCAGAATCTAATCTGCGGAGTTGATAGAATACCCTAAAATCAGCACCTTCTTGCCTATGAGCAGCAATGATAACCTTAAGGCTTGTTGCTGGTTGTGCTATTGATATTGGTTTTGTAGCAAATACTGAACCATGAGGATCATTTACCAATTCATTGCTTCTAGGATCAGATACATAATCCCTAACTGGATTATTAATCTTATTTCTTCCAAGAATAAAAGTTGAATTTTGAACATCCAGCGTAGGAGATACATTTTCATTCTCAGTGACGAGATCCATTCTCAATGTAAGTGATTTATTTCTTGGAAGTGTTTGTAATCTAAGATCCTCATTTGCCTTTGAAGCAACTAACCTTGGAGTTGGGAAAGTATGAACTTTATTGAGAACAACAGGTTCATATCCCTGATCAATAAATGATACTTCAGATCCTCCAGCACTCGTTCCAGAAACAGTTCTAATATTAGTAGAAACCTGAGTTCCCTTTCCTGGTGTTAAGATATTAAATACTGGTTGAATTTGACTGAATTGATAATTTTGAGATATTCCAACATGATTGCCACCAAATCCTTTTTCTGTTTCAAAGCAAAGTAAATTTGCTCCAGAATTTCTTGCCGGAACAAGATCCCTATCAAATCTTAGATGGTAGCTATCAATATTTGAATTATCATCACTATAATCAATTTTAATTCCAGTAGTTGTGGGAATATCGTGATATTTATTGATCCTAGTTAGAGACACTCCATTAACTTCGTATGGTTGAATTGAAGTTCCTTTAGTATGAGTGGATTTGGTTGATCCATCCAATCCTCTACCATTAATAGTAATAGACCCTGCTCCACCAGATCCAGCAATAATACCACTATAAGAAACAATTTCATTTTCAATTAGAGCATATCCCATAGAAGTGCTAATTCCTTCAAATGTTGCAAACACTCCGGTTTTAGCAACCGAAACTTGTGTGGCAGAAATACCAAACTCTGCGGTGATTTCAGTTTTTGTGGTGTCAGGTTCAATGTCAACAACTTGAATCCTATTATTACCACCATGCATCGCATGATTATGTTGCTTGATTCGGAAAACATTTCCATCAAATTTCTCATCAATAATAGAAGAGGCATCTGTTCCGACAGTTACACCCGCAGTTGTTCTTGTTGATTCATCTGTAGGATCAGTGTAGTAGTAGACATCATTTCCCTGTGTGAAATGTTCTCCCTGAACATCAGTTAGATAGAGAGTATCTTTATAAACTGAGGATGAAGTTTTAATAGTGATTTTAGCACCGCCACCTTTTTTATGAGCATTGCTGGTTCCAATAGTTGATGTATCAATCTCACATAATTCTCCTTCAACATATCCTTTACCTGTGGTTCCGGTAAGTTCAACCTGAGTGATTACACCATTAGCATCAGTTTGAATATTAACCTTAGCACCTGAACCTTTACCAGTCAAAGAAACTAAATCACAATTTGTTAGTGTAGAGAAATTACTTACACCACTACCGTTACCATTATTGTAATCAGATCCACCAGCAGCAAGTTCAATGGTAGCGGCTGGTCCACCAATATTTTCAACAAAACCACTAATAGTTTCACCGGCAGCACTTTCTCTTACTCTAATTCCGGGAACAACAGAAGCATTTAGTGTTCCACTTCCACTTACATCAAGTTTTAACTTTCTAGGCAATCCTTGTATTGGATTATCTTCAAGCACTGTCGAGTTATCTCCTTTCGGCAACACAGAACTATTATACCAAGTCAAAGTTCCAGAAGGTTTGAACTGTGCTTTATAAAGTTTGAAAGTCAAGTCTTCATATTGGCTTGCAGTCCAAATGGTTCCATTCTGAGATTTGAATAAAGATCCACCGATATACTGCTTTCCATATGTAACTTCTTGAACATCTGGTAAGGTGGTATTGCTAAAAGTTTTGTCTCCAAACTTCGCTGTAAACATTCTATATTTTAAAGACCCTGGAGCAAGAATTACAATTGCGTATTCTTTACCGCCCTCTAGATATGTTGGTGATGGGAATTTTATTCTAGTCGCTACTGGCTCAAAACTTCCCTCAGGTGGAACGTTAATTTCATTTGGGTTAAGAGAAATATTACACCATTCTTCAACCAACAAATTAGTTGGAGTTCCTAATTCCATTTCTCTGAGTTCAATAAAACATTTTTTATCTGGATCTACTGTTTTGAAGAATAGGTCAAATTCAGTTAAAAATACACCAGACCCTTCAGGAATAGTGAATGATTGAGCAAGTGGGTCTCTATGTGGTGCTTTAACTTTTTCCTTTTTAGTATCAACAACATTTCCTTCATTATCAAAAAATCTTGTTTTTAAGATTTGTTCAACTTTTCTTTTCTTTTTGGGGATAGAATTCTTTTTAGGATTTCTTACTTTGACAACATCTTTAGTCAAAGTAAATGTTTTGCCATCACCACTGTAAGTTCCTATCGCCTCAGAGGTTTCACCAGGAATGCCAATTGTGTTTGGAGCAGTTGATGTAACCTTAACAGATTTAGTTCCTGATTTAATACGAACCGCAGGTTTTGGTTTTGTATTTGGATCTCTAAAGAAGAATGCTGCGAGAATATCACCCCAATTATCAGAGATTAATTCTGCTCTTGTAATTTTAGCAACAGCTCCAGAAGTTTTACCGATAACTTTAGCACCTACTTCTACATATCCATAATATTCTTCTTTTGTAGCAAGAGTTTTAACAGCAAAATTGATCAATTTTGATGTTGGTGAATAATTATCCGCTGGAGCATTTCTTGATCTATCATATGGATCAACACTATATGGTTCTACAGGTCCAACAGGACTACCTAAACCAGCTGAAATTTCTGTTAAATTATTATCTCCAAATTTATGCTTAGGTCTCTTAATTCTCATGAAACCAATTTTTTCACCTGCAGCATTAATAATGTCAACCTCCTCTTTAGGAACAAAAGTACCAGAAATCATGTCGATTTCACAAAGTTTTGGAACTATATCTACCTGTTGACTATCAATGAAATGATAATGCCTTGCTAAAGGACGTAAACCATTAGCGGCAAAAAATACATTTCTTGATCTCATGTGCGGATCAACTTCGCCTTCAATTTTTACATCTTCAACATAATCAAACTCACGACGAGGATTCTCAAGGACGCGCTTAAATTTGGTTGTTTTGGTGATTGTTGTTGTTTGATATGCTTTTCTCGTACCCTTTTCTCCTCTTCCTCCACCTTTACTGTATTTTTCAAATACTGGTTTGTCCTTTTCCTTCTCTTTTTTAGTTTTTGCTTCATACTTCCACTCAGCTCCGGTGGATTCCTTTCTTACATTATCTTTACCATATATTGTTCTTGTCCAATTATCGGATGATGGATGAAGGACAACAGCACCAACGTAGGAAATAACTTCAAATGGATTGACATTCTCAGTACTGGTGGCATGTGGGTTTCCAATTCCCATATCCACACTATTATATGCTAGAGTTATGATATCTCCAGTCTTTTGAACATTTGAATCGGCTAATTTGAGATTTTGATTTAAATCTGCAGTTGAAGTATCGATACTTGGGTCAAAGGCAAGTTCTGCCTCCATAGTCCATATATCAACAGGAGCAATTCCTGCTGCACCTTCTCTACTAATATCAATTGTAGTTAGATCTGGATCTGCTAAACTCTTGTCTCTAAAATCACAAACAATAAATCCAGTTTTAAATCTATCAAAACCATTAGCATCGGTTATAGAGGTGGTTTTTGTACCCAACTCCAACATAGTCAAACTTGTTACGGCTTCCAGATTATCAACTCTATTGGCAATTTTACCAATATCACGCATTGTATATCTTCTATTATCCTTTAGAGTAATTTGTGGATCTCTACCAGCATCATAGAGATATGGTGGATAAGATATTTCTGCGAGAAGCATCGCATCATCAGATAATACTGGTGCCTGAGGAACATCATCTGGCTCACCTTTAACAACTTCAATTTGACCCAATTTATTGAGTGTTAATATGTCTACTCTTGGTAGATAATAATCATATCCAACAAAAGATGATTCTCCGGGAGTTACAACATAATTAGTTGTTGACTCATATTGTCTTTGATCAAACGCAAAGGGAGAAGCAGTTGTTGATGTAAATGGTTTTACTCTAGGTCTAAAATCAAGGATATCAGAAACCTTCAAACCACTTGGTAATTTTGGAATATCACTCTTAAATCTATCTGCGGAATATGAATTTACAGTAAATAAATCTCCACTATCTCCAGAAGCAATTTCATACTTATCAAAAACAATCAATAATTGTTTAGATGGAGTTTGCGTGTTTGGATTCTTTATAATTCTAGAATAATCGCACATATCATGGCGATTACCAGTATCTAAAAAGTAATTAGAAGTTAAATCTAAGTAACTTCCTTTTACATATTCTTGAATAACCAGTTCTTTAGCAGAATCTGAGAATTTAACAACTTCACCAACAGCAAAAATATTTGTATTTCTTCTTACGTAAAAAACTTCATTAGCAGTAACATCAACAACTTGACCTATCGCTCTACTATCAATTCCCAGAAGTTTTTCACCAACAATCAATGTTTGATCTAATGCTAATCCAGTGGCAAATTTTAATTTATCTAAAACTGGAGCATTTTCATCAGTTGATTCGTAAATAGCACGAACATTGACTGCATCTGGCACATTTAATGAGATCTCATAATCTTCAATTCTAGTTCCATAGTATTTGGTAGTTGATAACCCATTAAGTGCTTTTGTTTTTTTAGTTCCAGTAACGCTTAACTTATTACTTCTAATAAGGTCTTTACCTTTACTGATAATTCCTTTCTTTCTGAGAGTAACAATTACAGTTACGTTTGTTGCTGATGATTGACTGAGACCACTAAATGTAACTGAAGTGCTATTTGCTCCTAAAGTAAATTGATCACCGGTCAATTCTTCAATTTCACCATTAGAGTAGTGAATTGAATATCTCTCAGCATCAAATGATTCATAGAATACATCAGTAATTCCAGAATTAGCGTCTAAAGCATCAGATACATTAAGTGTGAGCTCATTAGAAGATACACTCAATCCAGTTATCTGTTTTGTAATTGTCAGATTAGAAGAAGATAAATCAACAGATGCTGTAGCATTTACTGGCATTGTCGCATACAAACCCTCAGTTCCCTCATCTCTTATTTTTGGAACCATCATGCAGAACGTATAGTTTCCGTTAGCTTGAGAATTTGTATAAACACCACTTACAGCAGCACTTGGTTTCGTCAATGTAATTTCTGTTCCACTTGGATCTATTGCGGTAATATCGGCATAAATTGGATCAGAATTGCCGTTTTGATATTTAATAGTTCTTCCCAACTTTATTCCTGTTACACCACTAAAGAATCTACCACCAACTTTACCAGTTTTTGTAGTAGAACTACTTCCAGATACATTCAGTAAATCACTTTTACCAAAATTAGGTAATACTTTTTCCTCTAATACAGTGTTTGCTATGAAGTCAGATTGTAAACTTGAATTCAAAGAATCAGCATCTTGATAAACTGCTTTGATATCCTCTACAGTAAATTCTTCTTGACTGATAATTGCCGTTTGTAGTTCAATATTTTCATTGATAATAATTTGCTCTCCAACGAGGAAAGATCCTGAAGTTTGAGTCAGATTGAAAGAATTGGTGCTGGAACTATTTCTATTTGTGATGTATCCTGTAGCGCCACTAGAAAGTCCTCTAACATAGGAGGTATCTGGAACATCAGTCGCTGGATATGCGTTTGTTAATGTAACACTAGTAAATGTTTGAATATCATATAAGTAGAGATCCCACTCAGTCTTATCTCCCCTATAAGTATCATCAGTCAGACCAAACCAATAAACTCTTGCTTCACCGATTTTTGTTGTTAAACCAGCGGTTGCTGCATTTGATATATTAGAATTTCCAGCAGCATTTCTTCTCTCTTTGTAAAGACTAATAATATTTGTATTTGTCGTGTTTGCGCTAGACCCATCACCAATATTAATAAATGGAGTTCCGGCAACATTATTGACTCTCAACATGCTTCCCGGAGAAAACGGAACTCTAGAGTCTTTAATAGTCTTTGTTGCTCTCGGTTTATCAATATCGACAATAGTCGATCCAACTAAATCAATATCAAATCCTTTAACGTATGCCGTGCCTGCGGACACTTTTACAGACAATGAGTCTTCGGATGGAATATTTCCTTCATCGGTAATTTGATCTGATCTGAAGAGACCACCATTACCCATCTCATCATTTAAAGTCTCAGCAGTATCTACAATAAAATTATCAATAGAATAGTTGCCAGATTCATCATATGTTCTCTTGGCGAAATACTTTCTAATTTCACTATACTGAGACTTATCCTGTAATTTTTTAATTTCACCTTCATCAATTCTTACAAGTTCAATGAAGTTTGTATCATCAGTGTCGGTAAGTTGCTTTTTAGCTAATTTAACGCTGATTTTTAATCTATCTGCACCAGGAGCAGCATAGTTAGTAAAACCTTTAGCATTATCATTTAAATTAGGATCTTGATCAGAATTTATTACTTCCTCAACGATATCAAATCCGACTCTAAAAGAAGGTTCGTTATTATATGGATCTAAAACAATTCTTGTATCTGGAGTGTCAACAAAGCATCCCCTAATAAAGTAAACACCTTGAGTAACACCAACAGCATAACCAGTTGCCGTCGAATTTGTTGTTACTAGTGATAAGACACTATCACCAGATGACAATGTGGTATTACCATATGTAACATTCTCTTGAATTATAAGTACTTCTCCATCTTGGAATCCTACAGATTCTCCATCTTTAGCACCATCAGAATATTTGACGAAGAGAGTTATATCTTCTACACCTTCATCAGGTGGCATAATATATCCAGTAATATTACCTACAGCCTCAGAAGTTTCACCTTTTAATTTAACACCATCTCCAGCAACGAGAGAATCAAGATAAACAGTAATATCAATACCTAGATGATCTCCTTTAACCTTTACTGTCGTAAAAGCATCGTCACAAGTAATTCCACCCGGAATAACCATGGATCCTTCTTTGAAGACATGGCTTCCATAATTTTCTATCTGATTTTGTAAAATTGACTGGAGACCAGTTAATTCTCTTGCCTGAACAGGATATCCAGGTTTGAATAAAACCCTGTAAAAATTATTAGCCTTATCAAAATCATCATAATAAGGATTTACATTGAGATTAGTCTTCTGTGGCATTTTTTAGAATTCCAGTATAATTTTTAAGTCTTCTTTTTGGCGTGGGTTTCTAGCAATACTTGCTCTATTATCAAGGTAAATAACGTCCCCTGAACCTTTATTTATTTCAGGAATTGCCAAACCACCTGTAAAATCAACACCCAGATTAACTAATTTTGTTCCTGTTGGATTTGTAGTAATTCCAGCAAAATTTGTATCAATTGCTCCTGAGAAAGATGATGTTTGACCACTTACAACATTTACAGTTGATTCAAATGGATATGCTCTACCGTTTGTAGATATGCCCGTATAATCTTGCGTATCTAGAGTTGTTTGATTGAAATAAAGTGATCTATCAGAGAAATACTTAAGAACTTTAGTTTCTAAATCATAGGAAGCAACATAACCGTAAGCTCTTCCAGCGCCACCCTGAACAATCTGTTCAATTTTTTCGCCAACTTTAGGTGTTCCACTAATATTGGCGAATTTAATAGAATTTAGACCACTGAAAGTATTCTCTTGATAAACATCATTTGTCCCAACCTTAGTTGGATTTTTAACAATTGATACTTGGGCGAAACTGGTATCAACTGGAAAATCTCTAGTTGAATCATCAAATCTAGCATAAACAAGTACTTTATCAGTTCCTAACTCAGTATATACATCAAAACCATGTCCCTTAGATGGTGGAATAATAGGAACTAAATTGGCAGAAAATCCAGTTGAGCTTGAATTAATAGGACCCAAATCAACTAAAGCATAACTATAATCTTTTCCACCAGTAGTGACGACAGCATCTGTTATCGATCCACCAACAACATCAACTCTCACCTTACCACCAGATCCATCACCAATTATATCCATCTCCTGCCCTAAACCGTTGGCATAACTTTGCCCCTTTTTTTCAATGTATACTGTTTTAATTTGATTTTGATTGACAGAAGAATCTGCTGCTTCTCTAACAGATCTTATTTGAGCATCATTACTAGTTTGCCATTCATTAGGAACTGTGATATATTCTGTTGAATCAAACTTGATAATATCACTTGGACTCACTGTAAATAGATATTTCCAAATATATCCGTCACCACTATCACCAGCTCTGCTTGGTTCTAAGTCAGTAAAGGTAGGTTCATCTTGTGAAACATTACCTTTTGATTCTGGAGATCCAGGTTCACCAAAAGAACCATTTTCGATACAGATATAAACTCTAAAATCAGAGTTCATAACATAATAATTGGCATCATATAATCTGGATGCATTAGTAATTGGAGATGGTCTCAAAGCACTATAATCGTGCCTATACATTTCATACCTATTTCCTGCAGCCCAGTCAATTCTTCTTACTAATCTCCTTATATTTTTGGAAGAAACTTTCTTACCATATAAGGTTACATCACCTGAATGCTTACTATATGCAATACTATCAATTGGAGCAGGCGGATTAGTATTCCACGTAGCACTTCTTCCATACCCAACAATAGTTGGATTTGGAAGACCTACCGTAATATAATATGAGTTAGAAGAATTTTCAACTGACTCTACAAAATTACTGGCATTCAGAATTCTAAATTGATCAGTAACAAGTGCGGACATCGTTATACTTTTTTATGTATTTATATCTGGTTATTGGGTATAGAATGGCAGATTGTTGTCAGCAAAAATATCTGGATCAGAAACAGGTTTTACAGAACGAACTCCACCACTCTTACTTTGACCAAAAGTGCCTCTTCTTTGAATTGTTGGGAATGTTGATAATCCAGAATCAACGGTTAATCCAGTAACACCAATAGATATTGGATTTCCAGATCTCTCAGTATAGTTATATATTCTGCCCCAAGAAATTCTACCAAGTGCTGATGTCAATCCTGCATCTGTATCATTGAATAATCCAGTGGAAGAAATTCCTGTAAGATCACTATTACTTTGAACATTACAAATGATTTCACCATTAGCAGCAATTGAAAGTCCACTTGTTCTAGAATCAACAACATATATATTATTCAAGAATTGGGTACCAATTCCAACAATATTATCATCACTATTTCCGGTAACTGAAGTAACACCGGTTCCTACAGCAGTGTCATAAATCATGACTGGATATCCAACAAGAAGATCGTTGGTATCAGAAGCATTTTGCGCCTCTCCATCTATGCCATAGTCTTTGAGTGCGTTAAAGAAGAATTGTATCGCCTTTTGACCACCCGATCCTGTTGTTTCCTGAATACCAGTTATAATTCCACTAAATCCTTGAACATTTTGAATATCGGTAATTAACTCGGTTTGAATTTGAGGAACCTCAGCGATAGCATAAGCAGGGATAGATGTAGTATATCCGAATCCTGGATTGGTAATTGAAACTGATGTAATATCTCCATTAGGTCCAACAACACCAATAGCAGTTGCTGTGGTTCCTACACCAACACCAACAGAAACAGGAGATGACAACTTAATATCAACTGTAGAACCAGTATAACCAAAACCTGAGTTTGTAATCTGGATGGCAGAAATTGTTCCTCCTGCACCAACTGTTGGTGTGAATCCAGCAGATACTGGTTCAGATGGATCAATCAATAATGAATCGAAATTAAATGTGCCAACATTCAAATCATATATTATTTCATCATAATCAAAGAATTGTGCGTTATCTACAAAAATTTCTGACGAAGAAGTTTTAACATCACTAATAACTTTGGCAGTTGGGAAGATTTTTGGTTCAATAGAGTCTCTGGTTTTATAAACCAAATCCCCTTTGACATATTTGTCTCTCTTCTGCTTAGTCCATTTTATTGGTTTGAAGGTATTTTCATTAATACCCGGACCAGTGTAAATTGCCGTCTCAAGTTTATCAGAACCAAGAATTTCTGCTATAGTTCTTCCAACAAGTTGACTGGAGGTTTCTCCGTGTGATGGGTGTTTTGATACTAATACATCATCGCCTATTTTGAGAGTTTCGGTAACACTAACAATACTAATATCAACTCCCTGTGTGCCAACATAGAAGAAAATATCTACTTTGTCATTAACACGAGGTGGTCTTGAAAATTCAAACGATGTTCCACCACCAAAAGTATAAGCATACTTTGGTTTCTGTAAGACACCATTTATGAATATAATGAGAACCGAATCTAAATCAATGGCACCGGAAAGAGGATCATCGGGATCTATTTCAAAAGCAAGAAGTTCACCCTCATAGAATAATGGGAATCTTGTTCTATTACCATCTTGATAACCAAGTATGCTGTCAATATAATCCATTTCTCCAAATGACCAAGAAGTGAAGAAATCATTAAATGTTTGTGTAATCTCAAGTTGGAACTCTGAAACAGGTTCAGAAATATTGGCAGCGGTTACAAGTCCAGCAACAGTGACTATATCACCCACTTGGAATCCATAACCATTTCTTGCGATCTTAAAGTCACTTACACCAACCATGGATCCAGGAGCAACTGTGCGTGTTGGTGTTGTGCCGATATTTGGATCAACCGCATTAGTTACAATACCAACAAGAGTATGAATAGCAGATGCTACATTAGCACATAAAGGAGTCGAAGTATCCACTGTGATGGAGAGATCGAAAATTTGTGTTCTTGTTGAATAACCACCAACAGTTATTGCTTCATTTCTCATGGATTGAATCGCCATGTCTCTTGCTTCCATGAACGCATATATTGTTTCTTGTTCTTCACCAGAAACGTGTGCCCCAGTTACGTAAAGATTAGCAGCATCAACTGTTAAATCATTTCCTCCATACTTAAGATTGTAAGAAATCGATTCGAGAACATCAACAATATCATCCTTACAATCTCTTCCAGTAGTGCCGGAAGGTGGTGTATATGATGGGAATTGTGCTAACATTCTACCGTAAGCAATATCCGCTATGAATTCAAGATTACTGGTAATTAAATTTGCAGCATCAAAGAATCTATCACCATTGGCACCATCATCAATTTGACCCATGGTAAGATTTACTAATAAATTGTTTCCAGTAGTTGTAGTGCTACCTATACCCAATCTAGAAACACCAACAACTGGCATGTTTTCATAATTTGGTTCTGGAATCTCAATTACTGGATTGACATATCCTGTTCCTGGAGAATCTATGCTGAAAGTAAGAGTTCCACCAGCACCAACAGTCGCACTTACTACAGCGCCTTTACCTGCTCCACCAGCAGGTCCAACATTAACAATTATTATATCACCAGCGACTTCAGTTATTGATAAATTAGCGCCAGATGCTGGATCTGAAGATCTTGGATATTCTTGTTCAGTAAAGAAATCGTCATCAGAGCATCTGAAGATAATTGACTCATCAGCTATGAGTATAGTGTCACTTGTAGTTAACCCATGATTCGGAATTGTTAATCTTAATTCACCACTATGAGATATGAAAACAGCATCAGTTGCTGTGAAAGGACCACCAGAACTTGCTGTAATCGAATTTTCTACTGCTCTTACAAATCTGTGTTCAAATGCCAGATCAGTGACCCCAATTGAAACAGGTTCCCTATATCCAGAACCAGTATTGAGAGAGAAATGCTCATAAACTTCTCCACCACTTAGGTAAGTGTGGACAATAGTACTAACTCCTACATTAACGACAAGATTTCTAGAATCAACAATATTGAAAATATCAAAAGTAAGGTCTTTATCTGGATATACCTTTGAGGTTGGTCCACTACCAGTATCACATTGGAATACTAATCCATCTAATTTGACTTTAGATCCACCCTTAAGGTAATGATTACTTGTTGTTTGGATTTCAATAAGTCCAGAAACATTATTATAATCTGCAGTTTGAACATTTACTGCATTCACCCATGTATTGATACCAACAATTTCTGTAAGTTCTCCTGAAGAATTTTTCTTAGCAAAAACATTAGCACCTACTAGTGGAGCATATCCCAATCCAGGTGTAGATCCAAATGAGACAACTAAACCACCTCTAGGAATTTGATTCTGATTTATATCAAACTCAGACTCAACTGGTTCCCCACTGATAGATGTGATGCCAGTAAATACAATACTAGATACTCCATTTGTTGAATCATTTTCAAAAATATAATTATTACCAGCATTATTTGGTGTTGATGGAGTTTGGAATACACCATTAATAAACACAATTCCATTTCCAGGTTCAATACCTACTGTATTGATTCCTCCAACTGTTGTGGTGTATGTTTTAGCAATTCCAGTAAATGAATCTGAAATGTCATCAAATAACATGTTGGTGGAGTAATCAGATCTTAAGAAAGTTCTTCCTGAATACTCTGCTCTTACGTATGGAAGATTAGATTCATTTCTTCTCTTTCTAGAATTTCCTTTTGGTGGTTCAGCAAAGAATACTTCATTTTTAACAATATTGATTGAACCTCTGTAAATTCTAACCTCAGATTCATCAGTGTGTGCTGCAGCAATAGAACCAACAACACCCCTTTGAACAGAAACTGTAGGATGTGTAGCAGCAGCACCAGAAGCAATAATTCCATTAATTGGACCCATAATCTGACCGTTTACATTGGTGCTAAGACCGACTTCAACAACCTTCATGTATTCATCATCAATTCTTAGCAAATCTCTTGGTTGAATAGATGAAATTCCACTCAAATTGAATGTTGAAATTCCAGCAGTAATTCCACCATTATTGTGTCTAAGAATATGATTGATTGGTGTAAATGAAATTGGTTGTTGAACGATACCATCAAGACTTATAACTGTTTTTGATAACTTTTTAGTAAACTCTAATTCATGAGCATTACCTTCACCAGGATCAGTAAATGTTACAAAAATACCCGATCTTGCATAATCCTCTCTTGTTGAGAGTTGGAAAGTATCTGGAGTCAGTGCGATAGCAAAAACTTTATCTGGAAGTTTTGTTGTAACAATACCAGCATGATTACTAGTTTCACCAATTCCGATTGCGGTTTGACCAACACCAATGAATGTTGACTTAGGTGTATAGATTAATTCTTCACCAGTATTAAAGAAATGATTAGGATATGAGAATACACCAGTTTCATAGTTAAGGACATTTGTATCAGCAGGATCAAATGTCTTCATGTAAATGGGACTACCTTGATGAAGTAAACTGAATTTTGTTCTATTTGCTCTAAGTCCATTTAATCCATCATATGCTGATAAGAATACTCTTTGATTTACTGGACCATATTCAAGATCCAATGCCTGATTATCAAAGTCAGATGCTCTGTAGAACACCTCATTCATAGATTGTGCTTCAACATTATATCCAGGATCAGGATAGAAATTCAGGAAGAATTCATTTCCAATTATATTTGTTCCAAATGTCCCCAACCCAACATTTCCGTTTGTTATTGTAAATGGTCCTGGTACAACATATGACTCTAACTTTAAATTATTTGCCATCAATGCAACTTGATGAATTGATGACGTATTTCCGGAAGAAACGCGAACAATAGAATTAGATGAAGAAACTGTATTAATATCAAATCTACCGAGAGAAACTGCTGTTGTGCCAAAACCAACTGTGGATTCATACCTAGCACTTCTTTCATTACCTGGAGGTTGATTGTTAAGCAAGAATCTATATGTTCCAATTCCTGCAGTTGTGGCAGCAAACCCGATAATATTTGAACGGACATCAAAAACTGGTCCCTCAGAAGTTGTAGCGATATTTCTTGCTCTAACAGAAACAATACCTGCAGAGGCATCATAATCAGCACTTATAATACCAGTTGAGGAGGCACTATATGATTGTGTTACTGTATCAAAATAATATTCGCTAAGATAAGTATCCGTCCCATCAAAATCAACAAACGCCTCAACATATTGATCAGGAACCTTATCAAATCTATCTGAAATTTCAATAGAAGCAAAAGCTCCGTTAAAATTGCTTGAATCAAATGATGCGATAGTTTTGATACTAGTGGTTCCCGATCCAACTAATTGTGGATCATATGGTCCAACACTACTAATACCAGAGACAAATGAACCTGTAAATTCAACCGATCCAAAAGAAGTTTTTCCAACACCAGAGTCTCCAGTTGGAAGATCTTGATAGAGATATGATTTTTTAACTAATTTAATATCATGATCTCTATCATATGGATCAGTTGGTTCAAAGATAAAGGTTTTTCTACCATCCGTATCAATATCCGCTCTAAAAAATCCTAACCTTTCATTGGTGAAAGACGAATATTTTTCAAATAGATAAGTATCAGTTTTTGTTGATAGTAGAACAACTTCAGATAATTGAACATCAGAAGTATCAGGATCTATAATTTGTATTGTATATCTAATATGATTCTCTAATTGAGAAACTTCTTCAATTTCGGAAAATAGATCTTTGAATCCATCACTTGAGAATTGAGAACTAATATCATCGTGGAACAAAACTCTATTAGTTCTACATTCAGTATAATCAGTTAATTTTCTATTTTGTATCTGTAAAGTATTTGATTGTAAGAAATTGCCGATTCTACTCTGAATTGGTCCATCATCTACAGCATTATCAAAATTATTGATGGCATCAACACGCTCTTCACTAAGAACATCTAGAACAACTAATGAAGTTGTAGTAGCGCCAAGACCTGCTTGGAAAGATCCTACAGAAGAAATTCCTACGTCGGCAAAGTTTTTCAGACCTGCAGGGTGAAGTATGCTATTGACTGGACCAGAAAGATCCTTCCAAGTTATTGGACTCTTAATTGAATATGAAAGATTTTGATAGTAATCATTATCAGGAGTTACTTGGAAATCTTCACTAATCATTCCAATATCATCACTCCATCCATTATCAGTTCTTGACGCATAATCAATTGTAAACTTGGCACGCTTTTTATCAATATCAACTACTTCAGCAATTGAACCACTTATTTGACCTTTTATTCTAAATCCTTTGCGTAAAATATATCTACCAACAACTTTGATGTAATCATCTCTAACTAGAGATATAATTAAATCCGTGCTAGTAAATCCTGTTCCGGCGTCAACAAATAATTTTTCACCAACAGAGAAACTGGATCTCTTTTGAACTACATTAATTATTGGATAATTTTTCTTGTTTACAAGAGTTGCGTATCCAGATTGTATAGTTTTTGCTATACCTGGATTAGATGTGAGTATCACATCATCTTCATCGGCCAGTTTGAATGTTAATTTTGCTGGACTTGTATTCTGATAGGATATAATTTTAAAGAACTTATATCCATAATCAGCAGAATTATATCCATCACCCGACGTTGCCATCTGAATGCCTTCAGTGAAAACAAAATCACCGGTTTCAAAAGGAGCATTAGTAAATCCTAAGATAGGAGTTGAAAGTGTACATGTGGCGATTCCAGCAGCACTGGTAGTCATTGAACTAATACCGACCCCATTAGAGTTATTGATAGCAATAATTCTATGTGGTTCCGAATCCAATCCAAATAATGGACCAAGTTGTTCAACACTAGAAACAGCACCGTTTGGAGCACTAGCAACTAAAGATGTTGAATCATATACAGATTGTTTTGTTTCGTTCCATAAAATTAAATCAGGATCACTTAAGTATCTTGCTCCACCATATTCAATATCAATTTCATCAATTGTATCCAGATTATCCAATCTTACAATTGGTGGGACAAAAGCATCTGGTCTTAAGGTTTTATCTGAAGGATAATCATATCCAATATCTCTAAATCTAACTTTTTTAATTCTACCAATTGAAGTTGATATTGCTACTAAATTAGCATTTACACCATTTTCAACATTAGAATCACTTGTAGATCCAGAACTTACATTGATAAATCGAGGGAGACTTTCAAATTTAAATCCTTTAGATAAAATTTCAACTTTTGATATGGTTCCATCTAAATCTTCATTTTTTGAAGATCTAATACTATATTCAAGTTTATCACACTGAGTATCAATATAATCAAAAACTTTTGGCATTCTAAATGGAGAGAACTTAAATGTTCTATCATCAACGCCAAATATATTGAAGGATCCATTATACTCACTATCAATATAATTAATTTTACAAGCATTTGCTACATCAGTATCTGATGTGCTAATATAGCTTCCTTTTTCTAAAGTATAGAATAAATTTGATGGAATATTTTCAGAATATGATATTGTTAACGATGAAGTATTAACGCCAATTATTCCACTGGTTTTTACATTAGAATCTCTAGTATCATAAGAGGAATTAAACTCATTGATAAATTCTTTCTCTCGGAAAATTTTGAGTCTATATCCTTGTAGAGATGAGTCTGATAAAATGAATTGTAAATCCCCATTTCTTACTACATCGATTGGTGGGTTGATCAGAGAGAATGTATGGCTAGCAGTTCCAGCATTAGTAATATTAACTTCCTTTTCTGTTTCTGAATAAGTCTCATACTTAGTTTCTGCTAATCTAAACTCACTTGAAGAATTTTTAATTACAAAGTAAGATCCTACAGAAAGACCTGTGGCAGGTTGACTACTTTCATAATAAATTTTATCTCCAGTTTCAAATCCATGATCTTCGATAGTGATTGTGTTATTTACAGTATTGATAGATGATGCAGGGATTGTATTTGGATTGATTAGAATTTTTTGCTCATCCTTATTGAACTTAAGTGTAACTGCTGCTGTGGTTCCAATTCCAACAATGGTGTTTGGAATAACAGTCATCTTTATTTCATCACTCTCACTTAATCCATGAGTTGTGCCACAACTTACTGTAGTTACAACCTTGTTTACTTCACCAGTAATCTGCTCCTTATTTGTTTCAAGCAAGTACTGCGAATTATCACTACCATTAGAGTAGAAATAAAGACCATTTCCAGTCGTAGTCAATCCTACAGAAGTTGTTAATCCAATATAATCTCTACCTTTGTTAATTACATATACATCAGAGGTTCTAGTTACTGTATCTGGAATAGAGAAAGTATTAGTTTGAGCGTTATCATCACCCACTATTATTGAAGTAACTGTAGGATCAAATGATTTTGTAAATGTAAGTTTTTGTCCTGTTTTAAATGGATGATTTGGAATGTAAATTTGACGTGGAGGAATCGCAACAGTTTTTGGAGTTCCTCCTACTTCAAAAGTATATACAGATCCAGTTCCTACTCCAACACCAATAGAATTATTAGCATTAAAGTATGCTAAAGAATTTCTCTCAGATGAGAATTTTTTAGTTTTTACTTTTAAAATCGCACTATCATTTTTTAAATTTAATATTGAAGTAGCAGTATGTGCTACACCTGCTGCAGCATGTCTATGAATTTTTAAGACACCATTACCAAAATCATTAAGAACGGTAACTATTTCTGTACCATTTGAAGAAATAATCTCTACAGAACTTCCTGCAGATACATTATTGAATCTTCTATTAACAAAAATATCTTCAGATTTTCCAAAGGGAAGTGCTGAATATGAAGAAACATCGCCGGATAGTTTGACAGTTTCAGTACTAAATCCAATATTTTTAATTCCAGGTAGTGATGTTACTGATGTTGATAATCCACCTACAAGAACATTATCATTATTAATAAATTCAAAACCAGTACGATTAAAAGCTATGACCTCTCTATCACTCTTCCATTCAAATACAACACCCTCATAACGATCCAAAGTAGTGTTAATTGAAGTTATTGCTGCCCCAACCAGTTCAGATACCTCTGCTCTTAAACCAACTCCCCCAGTTCCTTCAAGGTCAAAATTAACTCTATCATTTAACTTATACCCTGTTCCACCTTGAATAATTTTAACTTCATCAATATCACCTTTCGTGATCGATTTAACTCTTGATTGCTGCTCAAAAGATTCATATCCCTCATTGATGAAGTCATAATTAGCATATTTTTTATTAATATTATATGGTAAAGTGTTTCTAGAAAGAGTTGAATTATTGAAATCAAAAGTATGATCTAAAGTAAAGTTTTCTTCAATAACTTTTGATTTATAACTATCTCCAATAAAATATGGATATTGTGGTTCAAACTTTGGAGACTGTTGACTTATTCCAACTGTAGCAAAGTACGCATAAATTCCATTTGGAAATTCTGGTGTTTTACAAAATCTTCCATTATGAACATCTAAATCACCACTAGCATCATATTGATAGTCATCAATAAAGAATCCAGATGCGAAAGAGGATGGTCTATCAGAAACAATTCCAGTATTGAGTTTATATGAAGAGGTTAATATTCTAACACCAGATTGAATATCTTCAGGATCAGCATATCCAAATGGACCATAAATTGGATTACCATCATATGCCCAACCAATAATTGGTGAATGATTTCCATCTAGATTTTCAAAATATCCTTTAGCAAGATCCTCAGAATATCCGTACATTCCATATACTAAAGAATCATCACTCTTGTTCTTGCTAAAACTTGAGAATATTTTGACCTGCCTATTTCTAGCATGAGTAGCAAATCTCTCAGCATCATTAACTTGTAAATTACGAACTCTTACTCCAAATTTAGCACCTAAACCTCTTTCCTTTACATATATCGAAGTTGTATTTGGATTGTATCCCAAACCTTCGTTGATAACAACTACAGAGTCAACTTTATTATCAACCATGACTGGTCTAATAATAGCACCAGTTCCACCAGGAATTGATGTATCTTCTACAACTAATTCTGGTGGTGTTATGTAATCATTACCACGACTTAGGACTTGAACTGCCTTGATTTTACCGTTAGAAATAATTGGTGCTAGTTGAGCGTTCTTTCCTTTAGAAATAGAAATTACAGGTTTTTTATGTAAATTTAATGTTGTTGATCCATATCCAGTTCCTGATTCATACATATACGCATCAATTATTTTACCCTCAATAATTGGAGTAAATTCGAATGTCTTTTGTACTCCACCTGTAAATGTAGAATTATCAACTATACTCAATTGTGGATATTGGAAAATGTGATATCCTGCTCCAACACTAGTAAGATTTACATACTTACCTCTCACTAAATCGGTTGTTAATGATCCATCTTGACCAAGATCAATTAATCTAAATCTATCGGAACTAATTTTATCAATAGAATATTTACGTAATACGTCTAATCCACCTATACCAGTTTCAGTGAATGAATATTCTACAACCTCACCATGTTCAAATCCATGGTTATTGAATATAATAGAATCATATTCAATAGAAACATCTTTTGGTTTAATTCTTAATTTTCTATACGTAAATCCAGAACCAGAATTTATTACTCTTACCTCTCTCAAATTATTTCTTCTTTTGGTTCTAAAAATATGAATGCCATTAGAAGTTTCGGTCAGTCCTATCGTATTGATTCCCGCTAAAGCATCACCAGTAGTAGCATGAAGTTTGATAGTAGTTGGATTAATTATTTTTACAGCATATTCATCACCACTTGCTAAACTACCTGTTGTAGTATTAGTTGGATCACCAGGATCACCAACTGCTAATGGAGTATTGCCATTTTGATTATAAACGATGATCTGCCCTTCATCTAAATTGTGTGGTTCTCTGAATGTAATAGTTTCATCATTAATATCAATTCCACCACCAAGAGATAATTGACGTGAATCAAATTCAATCTCACGGAATCTTCTCCCCATGATTGGTTTTAATTCACAACCTTCACCATTCATTCCAGTAAGTGTAACTGAAAGAACTTCATCTACATCAAAATCTTGTGGATCTACAAGAACCGATTTTACGATACCCTGAACAACTGGTTCTACATAAGCAGTGCTTCCTGCTCCTGCGCTTATTGTAATATTTGGTGGATTTAATATATCATAACCATCACCACCATTAAGAACTTCAAACGAACTGATGGGACCAAAGAAAATATTATCGGTTGATTGTGGACTTGTAATTTCAACACCATCAACCATCATACCAATATTTCCAAGATTTCTCTTCTCGACCTTTCCTTCTGATGTGGAATTAGATAGTTGAAACTTTCTTAAAATATTTTTAGGAGAAATTATACGATCTTCATGGCGATCAAGTGTGAAAGTGTGACTTCCAGGATTTAAATTTTCAGTAAAACGAACAAAGTCATTTGTAGCAACAAGAATACTAGTAGCAAAAAGTTTTATCTTGTTAATATCAATAACCTTTACAGTATATTTCTCACCTGAGATTAAACCTGATAATTGATTTGTAGCAGTATATAATACCTGATCGCCATCAATAAATTTTACGGGTTCTGAGAATACAATCGTCGAATAACTTTTAAAGAAATTATCGTAACCTTCTAAGTAAGTTTTAGTACCATTTGGAATTGTGGATTCAACAATCTCATCATTAATTTCGTAACTAGGTAATGAATATGATGCCGCATAACCAAATTCCTCATTGTCTGTAGTGTATACATTCAGAGTATCTGAAATATAAGTATTATTACCATCCTTTAGAGGAGTTGTTAAACTTCTTGCCTTAAATAATTTTCTTCTGATACTATAAGTCCTATTAATATCAGGAGTAAACTGATTAAGATTTGATAATGTTACTTCTTTTGTGGAAGTGTTAACAGAATCAACTATAGCATCTGTGTGAACAATAACTTCACCAGTAATGCTACTAATACCAACCGCTGCATAGTCACTACTTCCTAATAAAATATCAACAACATCACCTTTTTTCAGTTGAGATTTATCAATATCATCATATAGAACAAATACTGACGCTTGAATATCTTTGACATCAAATCTTGTACTAGTATTGTATTTCCAAGAATTAGCAAAGACCTGCTTATAAGTTTTGTCTGTATCTGGATTATCAATTACTTCACCAATATTTTCAATCAAAAGAGTTTCTTCATCCTCCATTAACGGAATATCTTCCAGAGAAACAAAATCAGAAAGAACTCCAGTTAAACGCAAATCAATTCTATTATTAATATCGCCATTTCCATATCCAAATACAGTTTCATCTGCTCGAACAGGACCACCCAACATGATGGCTTCAGTATGACCAGCATCAACATTTACTGAAAAGTTAATACCAGAGCATCCAAAAAATTGATTAATACTCTTGGAGGTGTATGTAATTTTATTTTGCCCAGAAATTAATGTTCCACTCTCTGGAAAACCAATAGTAGAATCTACATTAATTACAGTATCACCAATAAAAACAGGTTCTAAAGCTCTGGAATAACCAGGGATACTAAAAAATCCCTCAATTAAATCACGATCATCATATCCAACAAATAAACCTAGTTTGTAGAAAGTTCTTCCATTTCGAGTAAAAACTTCAACCTCAGAGACAGAAGCACTCGTGCTCAAATCATTTGACTTAAATATTGTTTGTCCCCTAAGTTCTGATGGATTCCCTGATATACTTTCAACAACAGCAGTTTCTCTTCTAATATAATTTGCTGAAGAAGGCTTAAATAATCTTTCCTCAAGATCAATTACAGTTGCTGTTACTCCATAAAGAACTTTAAATAGAATTATTATTGATTCTTCAATACCTTTAGACTGATAAAAATCTCTAGCATGTTTGACAAAATTACCTACATCTAAATCACTAACAAAATCTTTATCTTCAAAACCTGGAGTAAATGTTGTTTTTAATTTTTTATAAAATTCTTGTAAAAATAAAGCACTAAGATTTTGGACAGACGAATCCGCAGTATGTGATGCCGCTACGGTGTCCTCAAAGATTACACTCTGCCTATTCGTATTAGTAAAGTATGCCTTTGTAGTATCATCATATCCAGTTATACCACTAAATCCACGAATACATCCTAAAAACGTAGTATCAGTTTTTGATGTATATGTAATAATTTCATCATCTATTTTGAGAAGACCATAATCATCAGGAAATCCCTTTGTGGATAACACAGTAATTGTGGTATCTGTAGAATCAATTGATGAAGAGAGTAATGTTTTACCTACAACAACTTCAGGTATCAAATTATCAATCTTGATGTAGCGATCAAGATTATCAACTAAGTCAACACTACTTCCCTGATTCTCTAGGGAAATGTAATATTGCTTGAAAAATTCGACTGCCTTTGGGAAATCAGTTACCAAAAATTCAGGAAGTTGGCTCTCAATAATTTTATTGAGTTGCACTCTCTTCTCAAAATGCGACATATTTTATTTCCTCTCTAAATCTCCGTTGGAATAGCTTGAAGTATAATAATCTCTAGTGAATGAGACGCCAGAAATGTCTTCACCTGATGCGATAACATCCTTTGTCATATTTATCTTACTATGTGGGATGTCTAATGAGACATATAGATCTTTCAAACCAATAACATCATTTGATTCTGGGAATGCTTGAATTTCAATAATATCGTTTGGTGATGATGTTTCTACAATATTAATTGTATTGAGAATAATTTCTCCTTTCATATAATCAACAATTCCAACTTCTTTTGCTAAAACATCTATCTTACCATCCTTACCAATTTTAACAATTGACATGATACCTTTGCTGGTATCAGTTGGTGTATCTGTAAGATATACTATTGATTTTTCGCCAGCAATCTTAAATCCAGTTGACTTTATATTAAATCCATCTGGATTGGCATGAAATCTGTTACCAAAACATAATTCATATTGAGCGAATTGATTCTTAAGAACTTTAAGATCCCTTCTAATTTTTATTTTTGTGATGTTAGAAGTAATCGCATTATCTACTCTATCAATCAGTTGTAATATCTTACTATACTTAAATCTTCCACCAAAACGATTCATATCAACATCTTTAGAATAAGATGTTAATGCTGTTGTTATATCAGATTTTAAATTTTCAACAATTGAAACCTTGTTATCGTCATAGTAAATGGTTGAATCTAGTTCAACATAAAGAACTTTAAGATCAACAATAGACTGATTGATACCAGCTATTGAATATTGTTTCAACTTATTCAATATATTTTGCTTATCAAAATCAGAAACATATGTTCCATTTTTTGGTTTAATACTAATCTGAACGGTACCAAACTTTGGTGGACTTAACTCTTCTCCACCAACGACTGCTACAGATTCTGTATTAGGATATATTGATTGAATAATCGCTTCATAGTCTCTTGATGTAACCGCTCTGTGCTGCGCGGAATACATCCTAGGAGCGAAGTATTTAATTGATGATAAACTCTCTATCTCACCACCGTTGATCGCCTTCTGAACGGTTGTAATGGGGACTGACGCGCTAGGTATGACTCTAATACCACTTTCATCAACAAAATTACCTTGAAAATCAAACAATGATGGTCCATTTCCGGCAGCACCATCAGTTACGATATATCTAACGGTAACTACTGAGTTATTTTCTAATTTTTTACCAAAGTAATCATCACCAAACAACAATTCATAGCGTTCTTCTTGAACTTCCTGTAGTAAAAAGATCTCAGAATTCTTGTCAATGTTAAGAATATTACTAACAGGATGAAATTCTCTACCTAAACCAGAATCAGAACTTCCTTTTACAAATACTCTGATGGAAGAAGTGTCTACATTCGGATTATCAATGATAAAACGTTGATCTTCAGTGCGATCCACCAAGAATTGAGTGGATAATACTGATCCTTGATACACTTCTAATGGTTTTTCGGCAGTTCCAAACTGTGCTACACCGTTGACAACCGTGGTTGATACGTTCTCTGGAATAGAAAAGCGATAAGAGGTGTTATCTACTGCTCCAATACACACTAAACCTGCTTCAAGAGTGATAAAACTACTGCTAGTAGTTACGGGAACCGTAAATGTAACCTGCGCCTTTGCTGAACTCTTGGAACGTGGTACATATCCTATGTTTCTTGCTAAAGAAACCACATTTTCACGAACTGTTGCTCCATCAAGGAACGATTCATTTACTACCAAGTTCGCATTAAATGCGTTAATGTAAGTATTATATGCTAAAGTATCGATTAAGACGGAAAAATTAGACCCTTCAAAGTCAAAATCCGTGAAATTTGAATTAGCACGGAGATAATCTTTGATTTGGACCCTAATTTGATCGAAATCTAGGTTAGTAAACTGAGTAAAAGGCATTTTTTATCGCGTTGCCTCTAAAATGAATGAAAAGGCTTGTGTTGGTAAATCTAATCCTACAATATCAAAGAAAACTGTAACATTAAAGGAGTTATTATCAGGTTGTGGATCTACTTTTATGTTTAAATTTTCAATTCGATCCTCATAAAACTCTACAGTATCCTTAATTTGATCCCTTATAACAGTTGCGGTACCATAATTTACTAATTCAAACAGACTTGAACGTATATCAGTACCTAATGTAGGATTAAAAAAGCGTTCAGTAGGAATAGTTTCGACCAAATTACGAACAGAACGCACAATAGCACGCTCATTTATAATAATTGGAAGATCCTTTGATACTGGATGTGGATCAAAGGAGAAACTTATGTCCTTGAACGCTCTGGAAACCCTTGGAGATGCCATTACAGGGGTAGATTTTTCTGAATTTATTTATACCTTCACTGTTGATTTTGCTCTTCTTCAGTTAATTCTTCAGGTGCATCACTTGTTTTATGTGGTTTTGTCCAATAATCAGTAATCAAAGCAGTAGTGCCCCACATTTTATACATGTAGTCTTGATCTCTGTCTACAGGTGAATTTCCCATGTTACTCCTGATAAAAATCAGAACTTTTATAGGGGTTTCTATCCCTCATCAGTATTTATTTTTTTACATATGATGAACAAAGTTAAATGATACAGATATTCTATCATCATCAGATAAATTTTGTTCTACCAAATGTTGAGTCCATGGAGGAAAGATTAATATTTGATCTTCCTGTGGTGTGATCCTATACATTGAATCAGAAACACTAACACCACCATTCATATTCCTTGACGCATCAATTATAGTATCATATGGATTAATGAATACCAAATCACCAGATTGATCTGGTATTTTTATATAATAAACACCAGATAGAACAGATCCTGGATGTGTATGACATTGATTATAGGAATACTTAGGATTAATATTAATCCATAATATATCAAGCATTACAGGCGGTATTTCAATAATTCCACAAAATTCATTGGCAGATTCAATGATACCATGAATCAATGAATTATCTAAAATACCATCTGACGTAATATGATTGGATTGCCATCCTGAAGCATTAGAACGCCTGACACCAGGATCTTTTTCTTTATGCTTATAACACTCAGATTCAAGTAGGTTTAAATTTAATCCTAATTTTGCGTTATAAAATGGTGTAGGAAATAAATTATCGACCTTGCCCACGATATACTTTCTTTTTGTTGTTACGAGAAGAAGCGGCATATTTCGTATTCTTCCCTTGCCCCTGACGAGTCTTTTTCGGTTTTGACTCGATCATGGTTTCGCCCAATAGACCGACTTTCGACCGTGCCATAATTAATCCTCTGTAGTAATTTGTGTATCAAGCTCCGAGGGATTCGGAGCACCAGCGGAATAAAAATCCTCCGCTAGGTCTGCTAGTTTATCAAAATATTCCTCTTGGGTCAAGCCTTCAGCAAGAACTTGACCCTTATGGAGAATTGTATATAATTCTCTACGCATATCAGATAACGCGAGTTTTTTCGTGCCCAACTCTGATACGAGGATCACACCAAATCTCAAATCCTGCTTCCTTAGCATCAAGACAGAAACTTACATCCTCTCCACACATGTCCTGAACCTCACCAGATTCAAATACCTGCATCTTAGGAGCAAACCAAGGATAAGGTAATCCCTCATGTTCAAATACTCCATGCTTGATAAGTAACCATCCAAATCCAGCATAGTCAACTGTAAATGGTTTCTTACGCTTCTGAATACTCTCAAGTGTTTCATGATTCATGACTCCACCATTAGAACGGAAATCTTCCTCATCCATCCAATGAGCAACACTTGTAGTAACTCCATCCTCAGTACAATACCAACCAGAAGCAATATCCTTATCTAACAACACTAATTGATAAAACTTCTCAGTATTGAATACAATATCACTATCAATCCATAATTGATAATCATACTTCAATTTACCATCCCATGGAATTTGATTTGGACCACGGAGAACATTAGCACCTAAACACTTACATCGGGCAAAGTTCACCATTGAACTATAATCTTGTGAAATCTGAATACTAGCACCATGTTGTACTAGATCAAAACATAACTGAACAAAACTCTTTAGATACGTATATGATACTCCTCTACCAGGTAAACAGAATACTACTGTCTTTCCTTTGATTAACTCTCTAGCTTTGTCATAATCCCATTCTGTAGTTTCTTTCTTCACAACGGGCGTTTTTGCTTTTACTGTAAATCCTTTTGCCATAACTTAAGTCAAGTTTGAATTTGAATCGATTCACTATTAATTATACTATCAACTCATGTATGAGTCAATCATTCTACTTCGGTTATTACGATACAACCATTCTCTACTTCCATATTGACTCCTGTGCCCTCATACCACCCGAATTCACTAATAACCCACTCAGGTATGATAACCACGTACTCACCAGTTACAGGATCGACTTCTATGGTTGAAAAATTTTCTGCGGAATTTTTTTGCATAAGAGGTATTTCTTTTTTCCATTTTGTTTTATATAGAAAAGTCTTGTGTTATACAAATACCCCGCGAAAGCAAGACTTTATAGATTAATGGTACCTAAGCGTTTTATATACGCGCCGCCGGGCGGCAACGCCCCCGCCAGGGGGGCACTGCCTACCACGCACGAACGCTGCGGTCAACCCACGTCTGCCAGGGCGCTCGCCTTGGTGGTCATGCTGGTTCCCCTGCTGCCTGCTGCTCCGCCATGGGTGCGAACGCGGGAGGAACCACCACGAATGCGGTCGGCGTAGCGGTTTGCCTTGGTTCCGTGGGAGGTACGCAGGCGGCGGATTTTCACTTCCTTGCCTGCTGCGTTCAGTTCTGCGGCGATGTTCAGCAGGTTCTCGGTGGAGGAGGTCATGGGTGGTTGGTTTGGAACGTTCAAATTCTACAGCACGAACGGGGGGAACGAACCCCCCGAAACCTTAAGGGATTCAGAAGTTACAGCAGAAGATGAACCCATCCTGCTCCGCGTAGTCGTAACGCTCCAGGTTCTGCCAGGTTGCTTCCCAATCCACCTCCACGAATCCGGGGATGTCGGTGCACCAGCAGTCTTCGGTAAACTGCTGAGCGAACTCTGCCCCGCTCATCTCACCCTGAAAGGAATCCTGGAAACTCTCCAGCATCCCGGTGCCGAAGTACTCAACAAACGCTTTGATCGCGTCAACGCTGTAGTCAACCTCCAGAAGTTCCTTCAGGGTTTCCAGTTCGTCAGAATCTTTGTACTCTGTGAGCATTTCTTCCTTCTCCTGCGCTGCGGTGGTGATGCCACGCGCCTCCAGGATCGCTTCAAAGAACGAAGTGAATGCGGGTTTGCCATCCTGGCGAACGTAACCGCAGGAGAGGCACTGTTCAGATCGCGTTGCGGTTTCCATGGAACGGATGGCGTCGAGCAGTTCGGTTCCTTTGAGAGCGTTGGTCATGTGTGTTTGTTTGGTATGTGAGAATTGTAGTCGGTAGAGGCGGCGAACCGCCGGGGTCATTGTGCCGGTTTTAGTGCCGGTCGGAAATGTTCCAGGTGCCGAACGTTCCCTGAGGGCGGGAATCGTTCCACTTGGTGAACCACTCGCGGCGCAGTTCGCGCTCGCGCTTCTCCTGCTCCAGCACCTGGAGGGCGATGGAAGCAAGTTCGGGAGTGCTGGCAAAGATGCCGTTTGAATCAAATTTCATATCCTTAAGGTAGTCGGGATTGGTAGGAAAGTCAACGGGGAAACCTGAAGAAAATCAGGCGATCGGCACTGTGCCGAACACAATGTCGGCAATGGCAGTTACGCCATCAACCCACTCCCACTTGGTGATCTGCTCAGTGGCAGGCACCGCACGATCCATGTCGTGCTTCCGCTGCATCGCGACGGCGTACTCTTGATCCCCATGGTAGGGTCCAACGTGATCCATCTTAACGGGCGTACCGGAGAAGGTGGTCCAGGTGCGGCGCACGTAGAAGGAAGATTCGGAAAGGTTTGTTTTGTTCATGCCTTAAGCATGGCACAGATCCCAGGATTTTGTAGTTCATCGTGATACAAAACTACGGAAGAAAACCTTAAGGTTGCTTGTGCCAATCGGGAGGGTGGTCGGGCGGCTGACCTGGGTGTCAAATAGGGGGAAATGATCCCCCTACAATGTATCACTCACCGAAGAAGGCAAAGTGTGCATCAACCACAAAATCTATCACCTCATCGGTGGCAGAAACATCAAAGCGGTCGCAGAACCAGTCAAGTGCCATCTCTGTGGATGCCATAGTGTCAAACATAAAATCCTGAAGATCTTGCAGGGTTTGAGGAGAGGAGAGAAGTGTTTTTGTTTTCATGCCATTATGATGGCACACCCTGCGGATTTTGGTAGTTCGTGGTGATACAGAACTGCGGAAGAAAACCTTAAGGTTGCTTGTGCCAATCGGGCAGGTGGGCAGGCAGCCGACCTGGGTGTCAAATAGTGGGAAAGAGTTAGTGACACTAACTCCCCACCCACTAAGTAACTCAAACTACCTCAGAGATCAACACACGCACCCCGGCGCATTTGTGTGTAACAACCATGCCCATGATCATGATCAATAAAGTAATGCTTGCCGTAGTAATAGTGGGTACAATTTGTTTCACCCAACCCGAAGATTCGTGCCATTTCTTTCAACGAAACCTCACCATTAGCACGGCGATACTCATTCAGTTCCTGGGTGATTTTCTTCGCTCTTGGTGTGAAACGAATGGAATTTTCGGAGTGAACTGTGATTTTGCGAAGCATTGAAAAATGTTATTGAGGAGGAAAAGTTTCTGAGTTGGTATCAGTAATCGGTTTCGCCGTTGATGTATTTTTCTACATCAAACTTTTCCTCCTCAATAACATCGAAGATTTCTGCCTGAGAATCATTAATCTCAGCGAAAAGATCAGTGTCGAAAGTGAACTCATCCATTGGTGAATTTCTCAACTTTGACTACAATACACGATTTTGAATGGAATGGTAAATGTTTGTGCCACCAATACTATTGGCACACATTCTTGTCAATCAAGCAGCATACACAAAGTATGAACCAATGTTGTTACGAGTTTGGTTTACTTTCGCCAGAATGTTGTGACGATCACTGTAAACAATCTGTGCAATTTCATATGCATACTCAGAGACCACAATCACGAAGGCGATGACACTTACTGCCAAATCTACGATCAATTCTGTCAAGATCGCCAGAACACTAAGTGTCTGAAACATGAAGCGAATTGTGTTGTTCATTGTCAATAACTTGGTGGGGAGTTTGTGAAGAGAATTCTCAACCCACAAAATGACAATAACCCCTCACGAACGAAGTCGCAAGGGGTCTTGTCTAGGTTATTGAACCGGCACACTCACCAGTCGATGTCATCATCCACGATGGTAGTGTCAACATTCTCATCACCTTCTAGGTGTAAGATATCATTCCAATCGAGTGATTCGATGTCTAGATCATCGTAACATTCGATGTCTAGAATAACACGTACTTTGCGCTTAGTAAGTGTATACATGGGCGTCTAGATGTGTGAGTGTACTACATTATATCATGCATAATGTTTATACGCAAGCGCATCATAATCTTGCGCATCGCGTGCATACTCCTCGTCGAGATCTTCATCTAGTTGTGTGTGTGCAAATGACTGCACCCATATGTCATATGTCTCGTCGAGATCATGTGCATTGTCGTGATACATTGTATAGTCGAGATCGTAGTCGTCGTACATAATGCTCTCGTCGAGATTCTTGTGTATTGTAGCAGATATATCGTCGAGGCGCAAGTCTAGTCGAGATGTGTGTCTCGTCTAGACATGATACTCGTCGAGATTCATAACCATTATTTATACATTGCTAGTCGAGATTGTGTCACTATGATAACATAACTCGTCGAGATCTTTGTGTCCTTCTGTGGATTTTCGCGTGCCCGTGTGTTGACAAACTGCGCTCCTTATGATACGCTCGCTAAACTCACAACACCCCGGCACCTTTCTATAAGATTTACTCAGCAGTTACTGTGTAGATACTCCCCAGATACTCAGCAGTTACTTTAACAATAAAAAAACAGTTTTATATTTATTTCTATATTAAAAACCTATTTTTTAATTACTTCTGTATCATTAACTACAAATTATCATGCTTTCTTATCTAACGGATACTTCCTATCATCATACTCTTTCTGATACTTCTGATCTAACTTATCCAACCCTTTCTTCATTGCATTATTGATACCCTTCTCAGTCTTAGGTAACATCCCTTCTACAAATTGCTTGAAAGTCTTATTCATTTCGGGCGCTGTCCCACTCGTAAGAAACCTCGGAAGTATTTAGAAAATCACTGTGGATCTAGGTATCTTCCGGTCTGTGACTTATAGTCTGAAATATCATTATCTCTCCTATTCTTCACATACTCTAATTCATCCCAAAACCATCTTTGGCATACTACCAGAACATGAATCTTTTTATGTTTCTCTTCCTTTGTGTACTGACAATATGGTTTATCCTTTACTCCTATCTCTATACTGATATATTCATCAGATACAAAATAAACCCAACCCTCTTCAGTTTTGTTGTAATGATTCCACTTAACGTAGTCATCAACTCGCGGAGAATAAGGCATACTCAAGAGGGTTCAAGTTTAGTTGCATTGCTGAATATGGAGTGGTAGATTTAATATCTACTTTATCTCCGTGCTTGGTGGAGTTAATAGGGGCGTGATAGCATTTTGTTTTTGGATTGTAGAATCCCCAGATACAGCGAACAGTGCCACCGTTATTGAAAATAAACCCAGGATTAGATACAGTCCAGATTGATACAAGAGAACCTTTTTTGCGAACTTCATATTTGTAACCTTTTGGTGGATCGTGAATAAAACCTATGTCATTCAGGAATTGCTCGCAATCGTCCAGGGTTGAGTCCTTCATGTTCAATTAACCAAAGTAGTTTTTCCTTTGTTTGTTCACGGGTTAATCCTGAATAATCTTCAGGGCGTTCACCTACCAACTCCCATCCGCTTGTGGCAAGTTCTTCTATCCTATAAGTCGTTTGTTTGTTCATGTCGTAAATTGCTCAACAATACAAGATTCGTGTTCGTCGACCAATCCATATTTAGGAGCATTGATGATGTTCTCACGGAGACGATTGTAGTAATCATCATTCAATCCAGCATCTTCAGCAGTGATCAGATCGAAACATTCATCATCGTGTTCTGCTACTACATTCCATATACCACCATACTCAGACCTAGGAAATGGAATGAAATGATTGACAATGTAAAGACTCTTCATTGCTCCTCTTTGTTTGTTTGTATTTTATCAGCGATTGTGAGATTAGTCAACTGCCTTTCCAGTTCATAATAAACAGGATTAAGATGCATAAACATATACTGCCTATACTCATTATCCTTAATTAACTCAATGATGTTCTCAACTTGATACTTTGCTAGGATTAACTTTGTGATGTCATCCATGACGTAACCTGTCTTCGTACATCTTTATTTTATCAGTTAATTTGTAATGGTCAACGCTGGGGGCAACATGTTCGCGACCCTGAGCAATAATATAAGAACTGGTAGAACGTAAAACATGACGTAGATACTTTAACTCTTCAGCATTAAAATTCACATGAACTCCTGCATATAGTAATCTACAGTTACTTCCATCTCTGCCGCTTTATGTTCCAATGATGATTGATTGTACTTTCTCACTGCCTCGCGGCGGATGTAATTCTGCATCTCAACATCAGCATGTTCCATGAAATCATCAAATGCTTTCATAAACATTTCAACGTCTTGCTCATTCATAAGATGATCTCTGTCAAAAGGAAGGTTCACAGTCATAAGTCAAACAAACAGTTGATTGATCCATATTATCATACACTTCTTTCAAACGATTGTGAAGTGATGAAGCACTACCATATTCTTTCGCAATTATATTTTCATCGTGATGCGATAAGAGTTGTAGCGCAGATAAAATTACTCCAAGTTCATGGACATTAAGTGGAACCTGTTTTTCGTGAGTCATTGTACTTACTGAACTCTACAACTCTAATTATATCACATCAAACGCCGTAAGTCTTCAACCGCTCCTTGCATCGCAGAACGTGCGAATCCTGTCGCATAAGGATAACCTTCATCCTTTGGATTCTCTGGCGCAGTGTAACAAACATTGATCGCATCCTCCAGGCGTTCGATGATAAGATTCAATTCATCCTTAGTCACGTTCATGTCACACATTGTTCATTCCTCCTTTAACATGTTGTCTCGTTGTTGTCCAAGAAAGATGATCGTTTGATTGATGTCATTAACCTCTTTCATTAGATTGATCTTACGAACACAAAGTTTGTCAATCATTTTCTGAAAATCTGCAAGTGCTTGTTCCTGTTGTGGTGTCATCAAACTAACTCCTGTTGATACAACATAGTCTGCTCTTCTACAACTTCATCAACACATTCTTGAATCACTGTGTAGATGTAATCAATGTTCCCAACATCATCAAAGATACGCTCAATAAGATCAGGATCTTCTACATTGTTTTGATAATCAATCTCACCATCTTCATCCTTCAGATGACAATCATTTTTGGTGTAAATCCACGCGGCACAATGTGCATCTTCACCTTGTTGTTCAATCATTTGATTGACACGTTGCTGAAGTTCTTTGAGAGTGTAGTTCATCAGTTAGCGGGAGTAATTTCGTAGTCAGTGAAGTTTGGGTATTGTTGTTCTACCCACCTGGACAACTTTGTGTTCTGTGCTTTAACTCCTTTGGATGTCTTTGGTGTGGTGGGCATTGTCTTATAGAAAGTAGCAATGCCCTCATCAGTTGTTACACTGATGATGTAAGTAGCAGCAGTGGTTTCCATCAAACAAGTGCCTCCAGTTTGATACCTTTTTCAGCAAAAGCATCAGCAACAATGCCACACAAAGCATTTTCTTCAAAGTCACTCATATCCCACAATTCAGCAGCAATCTGAATTGTTTCCTGAATTTGCTCAGAAAGTGAGAGCAATGCGGTAAGTTGCTCTTGATCGAATGAAACAGTTTCAGACATTTCGTTTTCCCAAAAGTCGATCCAATCGGATGGTGTAGCAGCAGTGATGGTCATCAGTAGTGCGCCTCAGAGGTGTCAAGTTTGTCGGACCATTTTGCTATGCCATTGTAGCACTTAATGCGAACTTCTTCAGCATAGTCATCATCAGGATTGAAACCATGATCATCAAGGAAGATGAAGGCATACTTCAGGCGGTTCTCAGGGATGGAGAGGTGATGATCACGCTCGGCGCGAACCTCTTGAATTGTGCGGGTCATGCTCTCCTTTGCTTGTTGAACTTATTATAGGGCATGGAAGGGGTGGGGGAACCCCTTCTATACCAGATCCTCAACTGGCACAGTCAAGAAAGTTAGGACACCATGCGGTGATATATTCTTCATCGCATCCTTTCGCATCAGTGAAAGTATCCAACCATTCTGCATACTCTTCATAGAGCGCACGAATGTTACCAACATCTTCAAGTTGATCAGCATCAACATAACTGGCACACAATTCAATAATGTGCTCACATTGATTCTCAATCATCTCAACACGTTGCTCGTCAGTGAACTCAGTCATAATCCTTTGCGGTTACTTTGTAATTGTAGCATAAGAGAGCGCCATGGGCGCTTAGGCGGACAGTTTCTGAAACCGTCCACTATTAAAATTTACTGCGCTAAACTCCTCCCGATCAATCAATTTGAACATGCCATGAGCATTGCTCCTAACATAACCCTCACCATCAACTTTGATGCCTTTCATCACTGCCTGAGGACCATTGTTGCTACAAATTGATAGCATATCCATCTTAATCTTGCGCACTAAGTTCCAAAAACGCATTAAGTTCAAATCACAGTCGGCAGCGATGGCAAGTGCCTCCGGGTCCAGGACGGCATGGATTTTAAGGAAAGTGTTGATTGCTTTCTCAATTTGCCGTGCTTTCTTATCATCAACAAACTCACACATTTGTGACATCGCCCGCGCAAACTTCACAATCTCAGTAAAGTCTTCATCTGCCATCCATGCGGAAGGTTGAACAAACTTACACTTACTTGTACTTCTAAGGTTCAACTCAAAATTCCAAGAACACAGCGGATGTGCCTCAGCATCACGAAGATCTCCATCAGTTGTGTAGAACGTATGTGGAGCTACGATGATATTTTCCTCCATCACCTGATCAAACACATAGGTGATCGTATTCGGTTTGTAGGTGTCACTGCCACCGAAACCAATAAAATCACCTTGAACGATACCTTCTGTCCGTGGAAGACAATCAAGCGCACAATGCAGAATGATTGCTACTTGTCCCTCATGGTTAGCATCAATCTCCTCGTGAGTATGATTGATTTTGATTTTCACTTTGTTGAACACACTTTTGGTGCCCACAAAGAACTTACCAGTCGCAGGGTTAGTGCCCCATACAATCGCAGGAGCACCATCAATCTTGACAGAAAGTGTGGAAGATGCCAAGAACCAATCCAGCACAGATAGATCACCTGTGAGAATAGAATCTTCGGGATGTTGCAGGTGTAGATTCTTCATTTCAGAACGTGGCGGTAGTCAATAGATTTAATGCACCAACCTGATGCAGTTGAGATCTCATCGATCAAATCTTCTTCATCATCTACTTCCCAAAATTGTCCCACATAAACTTCACTCAAACGCTCTTCAGTTGTAACCCGATCGGATTCACTCCAATCAGCATCATCAAGAGAACAATCAAACTCAATGTCAGTGATTTGAACGTTCATTTGCCCACTCCATAATCATCAGCAGTTGCTTCCAGTTCACTGATACTGGATTCTTCTTCCAACAAATGTGGGTAGTAATCTTTCACTTCTTCCACCAGTTCCTCTTCATCATACTTGTTCAGATGATCGTAGAGGTTGTCATAAACATACTGATACATTGTTTTATGATCCATACCATCAATGATTTCTTCGATGTAGGTTTCAAGCAGTTCTTGGCGGTTCATGGTGTTAGGATCAGTGGGAAAGGAGATAAAAGACAAAATCAGCAGGCAGCAGGGAAATACTGTTGGGGCTCAGTCAGGAAGTCAGTGACTTCATAACCAATATCCAAACGTGCAGCGATAGACTCAATCATCTCTTTCTTGGTGAACAATCGCATACACTTAGCATCACCTTTGAACTTCTGGGTGCAAACAAATTTATCAGTCAGAATGGCATGGGGGCGAAACTCAACGACCATGGAGTGACGTTTGAAAGTCAGTTGCATCGGGTGTCTTGCGTTGATGAACTTATTATAGGGCAGAAAGGGGTCAGCGCACCTCCCCGCGTACCACTACGTCAGCTGGCACACGGGAGATGGTGTAGCGACGAATCTGAGAAGAGAATTGACGCCAGTCGTTCACAGTCTCATTCGCAATGCGATTGTGCTGGCGATCAGCGCCCTTAGCAGTCTTACAACGCTTTGCCTTGCGGAAGTACACAATGGGATGCTGGGGAGCATCAACGGTGTCGATCTCAACCTTGTAGAAAACGTTGGTGTTGCTCATGGGGTGTCTCCCTGTCGATGAACTTATTATAGGGCAGGATGGGGTCAGCAGATGCCCTGCTGTGCTAGTTCCTCATCCGTCACAAGACCTACATCACGCAGGTATTCTTTCTTATCAAAAGACCAGACCGATTTGTCCCAGTTGGCATAAGTTTCATCAAACTCTTTTGCCAAACGAACACAACGAAGATTGAGGAGAGTATCATAACAAAGTTTATTCATATCCTTTGTTTCTTCGGCAGGCAACCATGCTTGTGCTACTTCATCAAACTTCTTACCCACAAGTTCTTCCATGAGAGCAAGTTGTTGTTCGGTCAGGTTGACGGTGATCATGGTCCGTTGCGTTGATAAACTTATTATAGAGCATGGAGCGGATCAGGGGAGCGGTGGTGTGCCACTCCCTGAACCGGTCACCAGATCTCCGTGAAACGCTTGTGAGTTGCTTTAGTCATTCTGCCTTCCTTCAGCATATTGTCGCAGACATTACAGAACACTTGGAACTTTTCAATGCGGGTCAGTTTGTCGGCATCATCACACTTTGACATAACGTCGAGCATCATTCGCTTGCTGGTGATCATTGGGTGTCTCCCTTGGTATGAACCAATTATAGGGCATCCAGCAGTGGATTCGATTCGCCCTGTGCCACCCCCTCGTCCGCACACCGCTCCCTTGCGATTTCTGTATAGTCTGAACTAAGATCAACCCCAACAAAGTTTCTACTTTCTCTTATGGCAGCAACTCCAGTGCTCCCACTACCACAGAACGGATCAAGCACCGTAGAATTAACAGGAGAATAGATCTTAATAAGATATGCCATCAGATTGATGGGTTTAACTGTAGGATGATTATTATATTTGCCCTTCTCTTTTCTTGTAGCGCGAGGAGCATAAAAATACTTTTGGTGAGCAGTTTCAACCTCCCCGATGATATTCATTGGGTAACGTCCCTTAGGATTAGCATCCTTTGTTCCATATTCTTGTTGTGTTCCAGTTGTTTTCCCTTCTCTACCAAATGTGCGTCGTTTATGACCATCAGCAACCCAACCCTTTGGTGGTTCTTTCTCCCAAGGGACACGGGTATTTTCTACATCAATCAAACCACATCCCCATTTTTCATGATTATCTTTGAGCGAACCTTCATAAGGTTTCTGACCAACAACAATGGGTTCATGAGCAGGTTTCAACCTATTATACTTTGCCATCTTAGTTGTAGTCATCCACATAATCTGATCTTTAATAGTAAAACCAGCATCTTCTACATTACATGCCAGGCGATGATACAATTCTGGAGAACAGAAAGCAAGACAAAAAGCACCTGGGCGAAGTGTACGATACACCTCACGCCAGATGCTAACATCAGGTACAGAATAGTCCCAATGATCCATACCCATACCATAAGGCGGGTCAGTGATACAGGAATGAAAAAAGTTCTCCCCGTAAGTGGAGAGAACCTCTTTACAATTACCAGTTATGATTGAGAACGTTTGACTCGCAGATTTGTCGTTCAGCATGTTTGAAGTAGTCTTTCTTGCCTGCTCCATTCTGAACATACATGTTTCGGATATAAAAATCGAAACCTCTAGAATCTTCCTGCCAAGACTCATCTGCTTGATGAACTTTCAGAACTGCGTTCAACTCATCTACAAGTTTAGAGAATTGCTCACGCTTTTGAGGAGAAACTACATCATCAGCGAAGTAAATCGTCGTTTCGTTGTAACGCTTGCTGCTGAAAATGTAAACTGTTCCTGACTTTGGAAGACCACCATTATAGGTGGGATATGTTTGCTTGCTTGACTTACACTCAATGTCAACGGTTTTACCGCTATTAAGTGTAATTCGGAAGTCAGGTGAGTTCTGAATACCGTTAGGTTGATAAACGTAAGTAAGATTATGCTTTTCAAGCAAATCTCTTACCTGCTGTTCATGAAGTGGGTTGTCTTGGCTATTTGATTTGTATGGGAGATTTAGAACATCTGCCCAGAATGCAACCATTTTATTAAACATTTTTATCTCGCACTTAAAAGTGCGTTGATACTACATGTGATGCTTTTAGAGTCATCTCAGGACTATCTCTTAATTATAGATCGGATATTTTATCCTGTCAAGCAGTAAGTCGATTTGGAAAGAATGAAACTGGTTGTTTATCCATCATCCACAAATCATACAAAGTTTCTTCTGCCTCTCGTGCTTCTATTTCATGAGGTTGATGCTCATAATCCCATTTATCTGCTGGTTCTTGACAATAATACAATTTTCCACTGCGACAGCGCAGCGTACCATCAATCCACTGTGCCATGTGGGTCAGTTCATGAAAAAGAGTTTTTACATACAACTCCTTCTCCATGTGTGCTTGAAGGTCAATCAAGAAAGCACGGGGGCGACTTGATGGACCATTAACATCACACAATCCGACAACCTTATCACATTTCAATCCACGATGAACGATGTCAATATCAAGTTTGTGGCGTGGATAATAGGTATTCACAAACCAAGAGGTAACATCCTCACAGAGTTTTTTAGAATAACCGTATCCAGAATGACAGATGTAAGACATTGACCCCAATGAAGAAACCAAATAAATGAACCGATGAAGATAAGTTTATGGGTTGAAGTCATCACTTATAGAGATAAGAACCTGACCAATCAGCGTGCTCATACAACCACTCACGATCCTTAATCAATCGCAGATCAAAGCGAACGTGCTTAGCAGGACCTCTGAATGATGCTGGCTTGTAAACTTCTCCAGTCTTCTTATCAATGAAAGCATGAACAGATTTTGAACCACAAGCATCCATCACAATTTTGTGATACTTACGACCTTCTTCAATGAAGAAGTCATAATCAGACTCACCATTCTTCAGTTTGTCAATACATTCCTGATGATAACCAGTCGGATCTTCAACACTTTGAGAACGCTCGTGCATCTTGATGCAATAATTGATGTAATTATGCTTGAGTGCATCACAGAGCATCAGAGTCCACTTGTGAACATTCAGTTGAATGGTGTTGCGAGCATCCTGAGTGGCAACGTAGTCAGCGAAGGTGGTTCCCATTGGTTTGAATCGTATGAACGTATTATAGGGGCATCTGGGGGCATTTCAGCGCCCCCTGTGCAGGTTATTCAACCGCCCATCTCACGGCGGAGTTTTCGCAGTTGATCTTCCAACTGTAACCTAACATATTCTGGCGTATAAGTTCCCTTGTCTTCCCTGCGTCGGTTCATCTCATCTTCCACTTTCTTAGTGATAGATGCGTGACGCATGTGCTCACTTGGGTGTGCCATCATACTTTTGGTTTGATCCATGCAGAACTTAAGTTGCATGAGTTCAATGTCATCAAATTCTAGCATAATTTCCTCAGTTATCGTTAATAGAACCAGCAGGGATTTCTACGGGTTCAGGTGCTACCATAGGATCAAATTCGTGCATATCGTATGCAAACCATTGACCGTTGCGGAAGATATAAGAGTATTCTTCACCCATAGAGAAGAACTCTTCCATATCTTTATCCAGGCGTGGTGCGTTATCTTCAATAGATTCACCACGAGAAGTATAGTGAAGAGCACCAGATTGGGGAAGAGTTTCGTTCTTCCAACCCACATTTGTCCAGGTGCAGGACATATCACCACCGTTAATCAGTTGCGATGCTTTCTCCTTCGTATCGTAGAACTCGCGGAGAACTTTACCATTGAAAGAAGGATAACCATCATAATGGCAATAAACAGAAAGAATAGAATCATCTTTGAGTTGAATACCGATGCGTGAACGAGTGCCCATGGTGAAAAAGAAAAGGGTGTGAGAGGCGGTTCCGCGTAAGGGAACACATTTATGATTTACCTCTCTTGTGTTTGTGGAGTTTATCACCAGCAGTAGAGTTGCCAACTAACTCGCTAGGAGTGATGAATGGGTGTCCTGTTCCCCTCCACTTCCTTAATATACACGAAAAAGGGAGGTGCGAAACCTCCCGTGTGACAGTTCTTAAATTGTCTTTTGATTGTAGTAAGTGCTCTCACACTTGTAGTAGATTCTTAGTTGGATAAATTTTGGATCTTTGTATTCAGTTTGTTTTGGTTTACAGTATTGTCTGTTAGGATTTCGATGGATTAAAATGTGATCGTATTTGGATGGACTCATAAACTACCTGAAGGCAGTTTATATAGCATCAGTCATCGTACATTTTACACTCAGGTGCGGAAGGTTCTACCTCACAGAATAATTCTAAAGCAGAAGGATCGTGATGATCTCCTGCCGCAATCTCTTCCTTATGATTTTCCACATAAACCTCTAGTTCATGTAGTTCTTCTTCAATATGACGGCGTTGTTGAGGAGATGTAGTAGGATCTTCAAGGATCTTTTTATCAACCTCGATGTGCTTTTCTACACTATCCATTGGGTTGTGTTGCATGATTTACATATTTATTGTAGTCATCTATTACCAAAATAGTCAATTATTGCTTATTTTTTTCATTTTTTAGTTTTGAAACCAGCATTTCTGCTAACGCTTCCATCTTTTCGGGGTGAACTGCTTTAATTCCAGTATCTTTGATAGCACTTTCGATACTTTTTACTTCTTTTTCTGTCAGTTTTTTGCCGTTTTTTGGAAGAGTCATAGATTTCTTGAGAACTAAGTTATTTTAGCATTTCAACACAGAAAAAATTATTCCCTTCATATTTTATATAGGATTGATTCATATAACTTAATCATCAGTAAAAAAATGACCCCAGGTTCCTGAAGAACCATCTTCACGACTTTCTAGTTTATCTAGAACATCATCACACATGGTGACAGTTTCGATCTTTTGAATCATTTCTGCTATAGTGCTGCAAACCATGGGACGTTCACCTCTAGCAGCATACGCAAGCGCATTTCTGAGTGATTCTTGTGCTTCTTTAAGTGATTCTTTTACTGATTTAGATAATGCCATTATTCGGGAAGTTCTGTGTAATCATACCATGTTCCTTGTGCTTCAGGAGAGTAGTGATAACCGTATTTGGGATCGTAACTACTAGCACCAGATGTAATGGTATATTTTTTGAAAGGATTTGGTCTATTTAAGTCATTTCGATCATACTCATACCACCATTTAGACTTTTCACCAGTTTCGTTCAAACTAAATGAATAGTCTTGTGGTGGTGATGTTCTAGTATGCTCATTGAATCTAATAAGATCAAGTTTAGATAGAAGTTCTTTACCCTTACGAACTTCTTCCTTATGTTCAATAACATGATCGTTAATGACTTTTTCAACCTTTTTATACAGGTCCATTTAGTCCATCCTCGACTGCTTTTACTACCATACTCTGAATTTCTTCAGATGTCAAGTTGTTAAGGAAGTTCCATGTAGGATCATCTTTATCCCACTCTAAAGTAAAACTTCCATCTTCATTTTGTGATACTTTTAGAGAGTCACTTACGGCAGCATTTTCACTGTTCATTTTTATGCTCCCGGCGAACTTTTTTCATTTCTTTCATTTCTGCTTTAATCATTTGATAAGCATCTTCAGTTGATAATTTATTTGCCATTTCCATGGCAGTGATAATCTCTACTCTAGTTCCAAAATGAGAGAGTGCTTTCTCAAAGTCGTTTAATTCTTCGTACATGACTTTAATTCATCCTGAAGTTTATGTATTTGATTTTGAACAGAGATCATCTCAGTTTGTAATCTGCCAATCTTATCGTCATGTGCTTTCACCCATTCACGATAAAGAATATCATCTAATTCATCATCACGATGATTGGGAAGATTATGTCTTTCTATTGCCCAGGATGGAGGTTGAGATGTTTTCCAAGGATACAAAAAATCCTCAATGTCCATCACAACTCCCCATAACCAAATGTGCAGTTTACGAATCACAGTTTACCGCCAACTACGCCATTATTAACAACGCGAGTATAATCTTCAAGTGTGCCTTCCTGTTCACATTTAAGATGCCAACGTGTCATACTGATAACATCTTCTTTTTCCATTCCGGTCAACATTTTACGACCACTTTTAGTCATCGTAGTATGAAGACCGAAACGTGTTTTCCAAACATAGAAAACATCATCAATAAGTTCAGCACCATCAGGCACTTTAATCTTCTGCTGTTCCGTCTGTGTCTGTTCCGTCATCTGTTTTTTTATTGAATCCAAATGGTCCTACTTTGTCCTTAATTCGTTGCTTCATAACCAAGGCACCCAGAGTTTCCATAATTTTCAAAATGTCCTCTGCTTTAGCACCTTCACCAAGTTCTTTTGCGATGTAAAAATACTTATCAAAGAACTCGTCAGCAACACCTTCTTTCTTGTAATCTTCAACTGTTATTGGTTGGTCTTTCATGGGGTCGTTTTAGTTCAAGGTTGGCAATTCGACGTTCAGTGTCTTTAATTGTTTTGTGAAGTTGTGACAGAGCAGCAACAACTTCTGGGGTTTCTTCCCACTCCCAAGTATCACCTTTAGTAGATACAAATTGTTTGGTAGTCATGAATAAAACTCCCTAGCGTTTTTAAGTGTGGTAAGCAAGTGCATGTTACCTTTGAAGTATCCTAGCACAATAACACTCAATGTGGCAAGTATTACTCCAAGAAACATAAGAGAAGGAATGATAGGATCTTTAGGTAGCGTTGTCGCTGAAGTATTGGTTTTTTCTGAGTCCGTATCGTTTAATGTGTTTGTCTCTGTGTTCTTCACACTCGAAGTGACAGATTCTGGTGTCTTTTCCATCTTGATATTCTAAACGATATGGGAATGTTGGAAAGGGGTGCATTTCTTCAGGTGGAAGTTTCTTCCTGGGTTTCAGTTTCCCAGGTGCCGTAGTTTTCTGGCGCGTAGAAGGCGTCTTTGAAGTCTTTGCCTTCGCTTTCGGAGTTGTAGTAGGTTTCTTCGTGGCAGTCTTTTTTGCCGAAGGTTTCTTCGCAGGTGTTGATGATTTCTTCCTTGGTGGCATTTTTCTCCATAATTTTTCTGTGCTGTCTAGCACCCAGATTATCCAAAAAGTCGTTGACCATTACTCTCCTATGTCATGGATTACAGGTTGTTCATGAATCAAAACCCGATAAAGTTCGGGATTATTACCAGCACTCACAGGAACAAATTCTGTTTCTGCATTGAACTCATCATCTCTTACTGCTTGATTGATTACAATCGAACCCTCAGATCCTGATGTGCTACGATGATACGTTCCAACAGGAACTACCAGTGCTCCACTCTTACGATTCATATGAACAATATGGTAAGGAAACTTCCAATCAAAGTTCACAAGTTCAAATGTTCTTTCACCTGAGAGGACACGATTATGGTCCACTTGATGATGGTGGATGTAGAACTGTTTTGCACCGATTGCATCGTCTGGTGGTGAAACTGCTGGTCCTTCATGTACCACAAGATCAGATGCGTTTGAATCATCTACACTAATATCATAGAA